ATTTTTTTGAAAAATCAAATAGAGCGTGGAACATGTAATAGTTTGTAACTTCGTTCCCGTCGTTTAAAAAATTCCAAAATTTTTGCACCCCCTTCCCGGGGCGCGGCGCCGCGGGTTTTTGGCCCCGGGGGGTCTCGAACGCCGCATCCCCACGCCGTTCGATATCGAACCGAACGGACCCCGGCGGGTTTCGGCAGCGCAGGGGGTGAGAATCCGCCGTGTAGGCGGCTGAGTTTCGCTAGCTCATGCGGACGGCAGGCGGCGGGGCCAAAGTTCATACAGTTTCTCTCATACAGCCGGATAAATGAACATGTGTTTATTTAGCCGGCTAACAAACTGCGCGCAGAATGATGTAAACGCCTGCGGCAGTAGCGAAGGCCCCACGGAGCGGACACGCTCCAAGGGTGTTGTGCGTGCCGTAAACGAGCGTACAGCCACTCTGGCCGCCACGGTCGCCCGTCGTCGAAACCCAGTCTTGTGCTTTTTTAGGTGATAACCCTCATTCGTCGCGTAGTCGCGTCGTTAAACGTTTTAGAGCTTCTCTCCTATATGTCTTTTTTACTCCTCTTTTCTCACGTAAGGATCAACATATAGAACAGCTAATAACGCGACTACGCGACGGCTCCATTGCTTTTTCGTAGGGAAACTACCCGCCTATTTCGCTTTTTCCCGCTTTTTTCTCAAAAGCCCGCCGCGCCCCCCAACCTCGAAGAACGCGGCTTCATTAGGGTTTCTACTAGCCTAATTCGCTTATAGGGTTTCCGCTACTTCGTTTTAAACCTCGGGTTAGCCCCTATGCCTCTGTGTGCGCACATGTCTTGCCTTTGTGTGTTATGTGCGCTATAGTGTGCACATACAGATCGAACACATATCGCGTCCGATCGTCACTGAGGAAAAAAGATGGCTGCTATTACTAAGACACTGATCACAAGATCGACCATCGATCAGATCATTCGCTGCAATGCTCACGCTGGCCGCGCCGCGTGGATTAAGAACAGCCGCTCGAAGGTACTGGCCGACGCAATGCTGCGGGAGGAGGACTTTCAGCCTGCGCAAATCCCTTTCGATGGCTTCTATGAAAGTCATCTCACTGCCGCATTCGAAGACGAAGTCGCTTTTGCACTCAGCCATTACGAAGAAACGGACGACTGCGAGCTGACCAGCGAAGAGCTCGGAGACTGTGCCGGCGACTGCACTATCAGCGCCGCCGATGCGGTCGAAATCGCTCGGACTTGGGTCAATCGCTACGAAGACTATCTAAGCGACGCGGCGAACGATTTGGCTGATGAGAACGATCAGCAGGATCGAATTCACCTGCGCTTCGCTTCATACAACGCTGAAGCAAACTGTCATGGCTACTGGCCGTGGGGTGATGAAGAAAAGCCCGTCGCCTATATCTCTAAAGCAGACATCCGCCGTCTTCGCAAGCTCGCAGCTCAGGCGCCGGCCGAGTATCGCGAGGACATCTGCGAAATCGTCGACTTCGCAGGATACGTCCGCAAGCGCTTCACGCCTGCGAGCGGGTGGATTCCCTTTTACTCGGCGGACGTCTGCGAGTGGGGGGCCGTCACGACGTGGGACACAGCGCAAATCGGCGTTCTCCTCGATTTCATTTGCCCCGACCGTTGTTTGACCGAGTACGGCCTTGACGATCGTATCAGCGCATGCATTCAAAAGCTCGCAGGCGCTGCGCTTGACGACCGGATCGAAGCCCACAAGGCCGCCTAACTAACTAACTACACAACTGAGGAAAAAATCATGTTCGTAAACACTCTCTCACAAAAGACGATCGAAGCGCTTGACAGTGAAGCCCGCGAGCTTCTCGAAAAGCCCGTCACGGCCGCCGGCACGTGGTTCTGCTTCTCAATCCTTGGTGGCCGGGACCCCGCGACGCTCTCGCAGCTGATCCGCAGCGCAGCGGCTTACTTAGATCGTGACGACGACGAGGACGAGATCGATTTGCTCAGCTTGGACGTCTTCAAGAGCGAAAGCGGCGATTTCATCGTCGACGCTGATCTTGCCGTCGGAGGTCCCACGATTCGCGCTCGCTACGAATCCCGCTGGGACACGCTCGAAGTAACTGCCTCGTGGGGCAGCGACACGGTACAGCTCTATCAGAGTAGCGGCGAAACCTCAGACCTGAAAGGCCAACTTACAGCCGCCGGCGAGCTGTGAGGGGGATCAATCATGAAAGTAATTGCAAAGCTCTCCACGCGTCTTTTCAACTCTGACGCCGTTCGGGATGCCTTCTTCGCCGGCTGGGTTGACGCAGGCGGCACGACCGGCGACTGCGAAAGCGATTGCCCGTGGTGCGCTCCTTGGTACTGGGCGGATTCCATTCGCATCGAATGGGATGCAGACGAACCCACGCCGGACGGCCTCACTGACGAGGAGGCTGCGGCGTATCAAATTGGCGCGGCTTACTGGCGAGCAGTCGGCCCCGAAGTGCTCGCACTGATCGAAGAAGAAAAAGCGTACTGCGCTTGAAAAACACTGTGGAGAAAAAAGATGACGAAAGTTTACAAGGTTTCGGACGACGGACAGCTGATCGAGCACCTGACGGCTGAAGCTGTGAAAGCAATTGCACGTGAGCAGCTGTCAAATGCGTCGCGTGGCGCTGAACTTACGCTCGAAGAAGCGAAGAGCCTGATCGCTGCTTCGGAAGCTGAGGATTGCCAGCACATTTGCTTCAGCTTTGATGAAGCGAGGAGCCTCGCTAAAGACCTTCGAGAAATGCGCATTGCGCGTGACGCTCGATAACCCCCGCGCGGCGGTTTGACTGAGCCGCCGTGCCTTTTCCCCCGGCATCGAAGCCGGGGGGCTTTTTGAAGCTGCTTTACCACGCGTGAGGACGCTTCAAAAAGTCGCAGGACTTCCGTTCTTTTTAAAAATTTGGAAACAAGAGGCCGTTCGGCCTCATTTATCTATGGACTTTCGCGCGCCTTTTGGGTATAGTTAGCTTGCGTCGTGAAAAAGACGACGACGGGCTTCGAACCCCGAACGAACAACACAAGCGCGAAAGGCGCCGCACACATTTTTATGTGTAGTGGCTTTTCTTTTGCTTATCTCTTATGGGGAGAGCTGCGGGCCGCGTAAGCGGGCCGGAGTGCTTGTGTTCCGGTGTTCGAACCCGCAGTTTCTTCCCGCCACCTTCGAACAGTGCTCGGGAAGAGTTTTTCAAACTCTTAAGAAAGGATCACAAGCAATGTCCGACCTTTCCCCTGCGCAAATGCGCCAAATCACCGCGGCGGTTTACGCCGTCGCCCCGGGCCGTGCCGATCGCGGCCGCGTTTTTGCCGGCCTTCGTAGGCACTTCGCCGTTGCGTCATATCGCGATATTCCCGCCGAAAAACTCGGCGACGCTTTGCGCGTCATCAGCGCTTACAAACTCGCGAAAGACGCGCCGGCCCCACAGTCGAAGTCGAAGCCGCGGCCAAAACCCGAACCGGCCGCGAAGCCTGCGACCACGCGGGAGCAGCGGCGCATGCAACTTGCACTAGGCACGATTACAGCTTTCGATATCATCTACGATCGTTTAGTTGACCTTGTCTGTGACGACGAAAAAGACTGGCCGCCGCAAAAAGTTACACGTGCATTAGATGATATGTCTAAAAACGCGAGCATTTTAGAGGCGTGGTTAACGCTTCAATCCGCACGATAAAAAACAAAGTCCATAGATAAATGAGGCCGTCCGATTAATCTCGGGCGGCTTTTTTGTTTCTTTTTTCTCTGAAACCGGAGCGTTTTTTCTATGGAAATTCAAATCAAAATCGATGCCACGCCGGCCGCCGTGGCCTGCGCAGAAAGTTTGGGGCTGCTGGGCGCGGGGCTTAAAGCGCTGTCGAAGCTGCAGGCAAAGCCGCAAAGCTGCACCGCCGCGCCGACCCCGCCCGTGGAGGAACCGGCCCCTGAACCTGCCCCATCTGCGGAGGAACCGGCTCCCGAACCTGCCCGACAAGCCGCCGCGGACCATAGGGAGGCGCGGCAAAATTCTGGCGATGCGCCCGCCCCGCAGGGAGGCGCGGCAGCCTCTCCGGCTGAACTACATACGCATGCGGATATCCTGACGATCTGCGCGGCCTTGAAGCGCGACTACCCCGAAGACTTCACGCCGGCCGCAGGCCTGCAATTTACGCGCGATGCCTGTAAAGCCGCAGGCGTTGAATCAATTAAACCGACGGACCCCGAAGCGGTGGAGCGCCTTTATCAGGCCGTCGCGAAGATGGCCGCCGACTTCCGCGCGTCGCAGGGAGGCGCGGCGAATGGCTAAGCATGCCCTCCTTTCGCCGAGCGCGGCGCATCGGTGGTGCAACTGCCCGGGCTCCGTCGCACTCACCAAAGACCTGCCGAACGAGTCAAGCTCGTATGCAGAAGAAGGCACGCGGGCGCATCGCCTTGCAGAGCTCGCTTTAGCGTACTGGCATGAGGCGGAGCGTCTTGCGGAGGGCTACGGCGCCGCAGGAGACCCGAGCTATGCCGCAGTGCGGGACGAGTATTTCGCGTTTCGCGACAAAGCCGGCGAGGAAATGAACGCTGCTGTCAGCACGTATCTTCGAGTTATTGAGGGCAAACGTCCGTATAACTGGCGCAAGGTTGAAGAACGCTTAGACGTTTCGGGCATCACTGGCGAAGAAGGCGCGGCGGGCACTGCGGACTGCGTGCTGCTCCAAGGCGACACGCTTTGGATCATCGACTTCAAGTACGGCAAGGGCGTTCGGGTAGCCGCTGAGCATAACGATCAGCTTTCGATTTACGCGATTGCGGCCTACGACCAGCTCGATTTCTTCGCGCAGGCCGGCGTGCAGCAGATTGGTCTTCAGATCGTTCAGCCGCGCATCGACCACATCGATGAGTGGGTTTTCCCCGTCTCGGAGATCGAGGGCATGCGCGCCCGCTTCAAGGAGGCGGGAGCCGAAGCGCTCAGGGAGGCGCGGCAGTACGACGAGGATCACGGGACGGCGCTTCAGCTTAACCCGTCTGAGGGCGCCTGCCGCTTCTGCGGCGTGAAAGCTTCGTGCCCGAAGCTTCGCGAGCAGGTGACAGAGCTCGTCGAATCGCAGTTTGAAGTACTGCTGCCTGCGGAGATGCCTGCGGCACCCGAAGCGATCCCTGTCCCGCAGGAGATTGATGAGCTTGCCAAGGCGCTGAAGTGGGTCCCGCTCGTACGCACATGGTGCGATGCCGTCAGCGACGCCGCCCTGTCCAAAGCCTCTGCGGGTGAGGACATCCCGGGCTTCAAGCTCGTCGCAGGCCGCGCTGGCCCGCGGCAGTGGGACAAGGCGCAGCTCGAACAGGTCACGAAGCTGCTTAAGGGCGGACTTCGTGTGGCCGATCTCTATGAAAAGAAACTCATTTCTCCGACCTCGGCGGAGAAGTTGATGAAAGCCGGAACGCTTGGGGAGGCGCGGTGGAAGAAGCTCGGGAAATTCATCACGCGCTCCGAAGCCAAAAACGCCCTCGTGCCGGAATCCGATCCGAGACCCGCACTGCCGAAGGTGGAAAGCGCCTTCGACGTGCTCCAGTAACAGCCGATAGCTATATAGGAATGAAAGCAAATGGCAATTAAAGATCCTTGCGTCGCACTCATCAAGTGCCGCCTGCAAACCCCCCATCTCTACGAACCGTACACCGACAAGTACGGGAAGACCATGTATTCGTGCATCCTGCGCGTATACGACAAGGCCGAGTGGGCAAAGATCGAGGCAGGCAAGCGCGCCGCCTGTCAGAAAAAGTTCGGCGTCGATGCCGATAAGAAGCTTAAGAAGATCAACGGCAATCCAAACTGCTGCCTGCTTCGTGAGCCCGACGACGACTCCTACAAGTTTATGAAGGCTACGCGCAAGCCCGAAGACGGCTGCCCCAAGCTGATCGACCGTGCGAAAAACGGCGTTCCGCAGTCTGCGGGGCTCTTTGTCTCCGGCGCAGAGGTTTTCGCCCTTGTCTCTTTCTGGGCGTACGACAACCAGTCGACGGGCGTAGGCGCCACGATCCTTGGCCTGCAGTGGGTCAAGGAAGGCGAACCCTTCGGTGGCGCGCTGATTGCCAGCGACGATGACTTCGACGCACTCGACGATACGGGCGGCGAAGAAACGGATTCGTACTTCTAACGGCTCTTGCCAGAGCGTCTTCATCTCCCCCATGAGGACGCTCGAGCAAGGGTCGTGAGGCAAAGCTCCTGACCGGGAAACCAGGAGCGTCGGGGTTATGGGTCGCGTAGCTGCAGTCCCTACTCCCTCGATACCAAAGGCGGCGTGCGTTCCGGCGCGAGAGAGAGAGTTGACTGCGATCCGCCTCCTCACGATCCCATTGATTTTTAAGCATTGGAGATAAAGCTCAACGAGTGTATGACATTCGTTCGAGACTTGATCCTTTTGCCTTAAGGAAAAGACATGTACTTGATTTATGCCGACACGGAAACCTTCAGCTCGCAGGACCTCTCACGGGTAGGCGCGGCGCGCTACGCCGAGGACGCGCAGATCATACTTTGGAGCTACGCGGAGAACGACGAGCCGGCGAAGGTTTGGGACCGTGTGAGCAATCCGCAGATGCCCGCAGATTTAAAACGCATGTGGGAAAGGCTTTTCGCTGATCCGGACGCGCGGGTTGTCATGCACAACGGCATGAACTTTGACCGGCAGGTGTTCGCGTCTAACGGCTTTGGCGAAATCCCGGCCGAGAAGATCATCGACACGATGGTTCTGGCCTATGAACACGCACTGCCCGGGTCTTTGGAGCAGCTCTGCGAAGCCTTTCGTCTTGATGCCGACCATGCCAAAGACAAAGACGGCAAGCGCCTGATCCAGATCTTTTGCAAGCCTTTGCCGAAGAACTACAAGCTGACTCGAGCCACGCCGCAGACGCATCCCGCCGAGTGGGAGCGCTTCAAGAACTACGCGCGCCTTGACATCGAGTCTATGCGCGCGATTTACAAGAAGCTGCCGAAATGGAACGCCACTGCGCAGGAGCGTCGTTTGCAGGCGCTCGATGCCGTGATCAACTCGCGCGGCATGTGCATCGACTTAGAACTGGCGAAGGGCGCGGTGGAGACAGCGGCTCGGCATCGCACGCATCTCGCCGCCCGCACGCAGAAGCTGACGGGAGGCGCGGTATCGGCCGCCACACAGCGCGATGCGCTTCTTGAGTACCTGCGCACCGAGTGGGGGCTCGATCTTGCCTCGGCCACACGGGCGGAGGTGGAGAAGCGCATTGCCGAGCCGGGCATTCCGGAGCCGGTGAAAGAACTCCTGCGTATTCGTATTGCATCGACCAAGATCAGCGTGCAGAAATTTCAGTCAGTGCTGAACGCCGCCTGCGAGGATGGCCGTCTGCGCGGGTGCCTGCAGTTTCGCGGCGCCAGCCGAACCGGTCGATTTTCGGGACGTATTTTCCAACCGCAAAACCTGGCGCGTCCGACGATGCGCAATGACGAGATTGAGTTCGCCATTGAGGCTACGAAGGGAGGGCTGTTGGATACGTTCTATGAAGACCCAATGCCCGTCCTTTCGAATCTTTTGCGCGGGCTCATCATCGCGCCCAAAGGGAAGAAGCTCGTCGTCGCCGACTACTCGAATGTCGAGGGGCGTGTGCTGGCATGGCTTGCCGGAGAGGAATGGAAGCTCAAGGCTTTTCGCGACTTTGACGCCGGAGTCGGGCACGACTTGTACAAGCTGACCTATGCCCGTGCGTTCAACGTCAAGCCGGAGACCGTCACGAAAGCGCAGCGTCAGATGGGCAAAGTGCTCGAGCTTGGCATGGGCTACGGCGGAGGCGCCGGCGCTTTCCGCACGTTCGCTCTCGCCTACGGCATCGATCTGCATGACATGGCGGATGCCGTGAAGTCTTCGATCAGTCCGGCCATTTGGGCAGAAGCGTGCGAGTGGTACCCCAAAGCGCTGCTTGGCGGCTTCACCGAAGGTATGGACAAGGAAGTTTTCCTTGCCTGCGACTCGGTGAAGCGAGCTTGGCGCAAAGCCAACGCCCAGATTGTGCAGTTTTGGTACGACATGGACGCCGGCATTCGGCAGGCGCTTATTGAAGGCGGGCCCGTGCGGGTTGGCCGGTACATTACCGTAGACAAGAAAGGAAATTATCTGCGTGTGCGCCTGCCTTCCGGCAGATATCTCGTCTACCCCTCCCCTCGCATAGATGACGACGGAATCAGCTACTTCGGCGTTGCTCAGATAAGCCGGAAGTGGGCGCGTATTCGGTCCTGGGGCGGAAAGTATTGCATTGCCAAAGGAACTCCGGTTTTAACACAAGAAGGATGGCGGCCGATCGAAACCATCACGGCGGCGGACAAAGTATGGGACGGCGTGGCTTGGGTTCAGCAAAGTGGAGCGGTTTGCAACGGCCAAAAGTCTTGCATTAAAGCTTACGGCGTATGGATGACGCCGGATCACAAGGTACTTACTACCGAAGGGTGGAAGGATGCAAAGGACTATTCGAGATTTAACCGGGTTCCGTGTCGGCTTCCTGACAGCGTTGCGCTGTGTTGGGACGGACGGGAAGAAAGCGCTGTGGGAGACCCGCTGCGTTTGCGGGCGGCACAAAGTAATTCAGGGGACGGAACTTACGAAAATGGCAAAACACGGGATTACCGCGTCTTGCAGGTGCAAACGGGCGGAGACCATAGCACGGAAGAATCGGACACACGGCATGAGCAAACATCCCGCTTTCGGGGTGTGGCACTCGATGAAACAGCGTTGCGAGGATCCCAGGCACCCGGCATACAAAAACTACGGAGCCCGGGGAATAACAGTGTGCTCGGAGTGGGACCGCTCGTTCCAGAAGTTTTGGGCGGACATGGGCGCTACTTGGAAAAAGGGCTTAGACCTAGACCGCATCAACAACGATGCGGGGTACAGCCGGGAGAACTGCCGGTGGGTGACACGGAAAGTGAATTGCAACAATCGCCGGCGAACAAGGAAGGTAGATGGAAAGCCGCTAACGCAGTGGTCAGCCGAAACCGGAATCGGGTTAACCACGCTGTACTACCGCTTGGCGCACGGTGTTCCGAGGGGACAGCTGTTTGCCAAGCCGGACGTGTCGAGACGGTTTACGACCTCACCAACTGCGGCCCCCGCAACCGCTTCGTCGTCCTCGGCGAAGAAGGCCCTGTGATTGTTCATAACTGTGAAAACGTTACCCAGGCTGCGGCTTGCGACCTTCTGTGCGAAGCGCTTCTGAACTTGGAGGCTGAGGGTTATCAGACCGTGCTCACGGTCCATGACGAAGCGATTTGTGAGGTGCCCGACACTGCCGCGTTCAGCGCTGAGCGCATGGAAAAGATTATGTGCCGTCTTCCGAAGTGGGCGGCCGGACTGCCGCTTGCCGCGGCGGGGTTTGAATCGCTTCGGTATCGGAAGGACTAACCATGTACCACACAACAAACGATACGACTACCGTGATCGGCTGTGCAACCGCTACGGTAATCGCTGACACGATGGCCGAGCGCACGGGCGGCCGCATCATGACACTCGAGCTCGTTTATCCGCGCATTATCCACGCGGAGTTTCTCACGCACCGGGTGTTCAGTCGCAATGCGGCCAGTTCTCGTGCGACGCCCGTCGCCACCTGCCTCGAAGAGGTGGAGCGCCGCCCCTACGTCCCCTCCCAGTGGCTTAAGAACAAGCCGGGCATGGCGGGCGGTGAGCCCTTCGACGCGGAGGATGCGGCGGCCATCGCGTCGGACATCAAGTTGCTTCGACAAATGACGACCGCAGTCGTGCGGCGGCTTATGGAACTCGGCGTCAGCAAGCAGCAGGCGAACCGATATCTCGAGCCCTTCATGTACATCCGCACGCTCGTCACGGCGACCGACTGGGACAATTTCTTCAAGCTTCGGCTTGATAAAGCGCACGTCCAGCCGGAGATGTACGACCTTGCCCGGGCGATGCGTATTGCTATTGATAAGAGCACGTCAGTTGTCGGCCGCATTCATCTCCCCTACATCGACTGGGATGTCAGCGGGGCCATCGGAGATGAAGACTGCGTGGCCGCGATGATAAGCGCCGCACGATGCGCACGAGTCTCGTATCTCACGCACGACGGGAAAGCGCCCGACAAAGAAAAAGACTTGGCGTTGGCCAACCGCCTGTGGGAGGAAGGGCACCTTTCACCCTTTGAGCACCAGGCATGGGCGAAGTTTCCTCCCTACTACTACTCCAGCAACTTCCGCGGTTGGTCAAGCGCACGCCGCTACTTCTCGGGGCAGAGCTAAATGGGAAAGCCTAGAAAAAAGTACAGGCCGAAGCCAGTGCGCATCATGCCGGTGATCGCTGACGTAGTGCTCGGGGATTTGTCGGACGGCGAGCGTGAGTTTCTGCGAGAGGCCGCGATGCAGTCGCTCGATTTAGTGCAGCTTGGCACCGAAGACATAGGCGACTACGCGAACATCGATGCGGTTTTGCGGAACTTGTGGGTGTACGCGCTCCAATTTGAGGAGACGGCGATTGTCCGTGTACTGACGCTCATGGCCTCGTCGTGTTTGTCCGGGCTGTATGCCGGAGCGGGCGACGCCTTGGCCGCCCGACGTCCCGGCACGGCGGTGCGCAAGCCGCTCACGCATGAAGACCGCGTCGCTTTAGTGCGGCCGATTCAAGCGGCAATCGATATGTACTTCGAACTTACGAAGACCGCTGAACGCAGAAGCGAGCTTGTCTGCAGCCAGTATGCCGCGGGCAAGATCAGGCTTCCGCGCGTCCATGAATTTTACTTGGTTGACAAAAGCTCCACCTCGAAGGCTGACCAGAAGGCTTTCTGGCACCGACGCGGCGTGGCCTTTGTCAACGGCCGAGCGGTGCCCGGCTATTACAAAACTGACAACTTGGGTCGACTCATCTGGCGCATACCGCTTGAGCAAACACAAGTTGCCATCACCGATCCAACTCCTACGTATTTCATTAACGACGAGAGACTTTCAGATGCCGAAGAGGAAGCTTAGTTATTCCCCCAAACTTGTGGCTGAACTTGCCGTCGCACTGCGCGCAGTGCCTGGCGCCGCTGACATCAACAACCCCGAGCCTTTGGGCGGAACACTGTGGACGCTTGCGATGCTTGTCGGAGCGAGTAAGGAGAAGGACCTTGTAAAGGCCGCGGAACGCACGACTGCTGCAGTCGGCATTCCTATCGAGCTCGCGGACGGGTTGGTCAGCGTTGCCTATGCCTTCGTAGAAGCGATGGCCGAGGTGCGAAGCAAAGCTGATGCTCAGACCGCGGTCGAAGCCTGACAGGAGAAAAAGAATGGATGAAGAAAAGACCGACATGGTAAATCATCCCTCCCACTACACGGCCTGCAGCATTGTGTTGGAACCAGTCGATGCGACTGAGCTTCTCCCGCATCCTCTGGCGTCGGCGGTGGAGTACATCCTGCGGTCCCCGTATAAAGGCTCGGAAAAGCAGGATCTCGAAAAAGCCGTGTGGTGGCTTATGCGTTTTCGCGATGAGACGATGCCGCGTCTTCATTACTATGACGGCGTATACAAACTAGACGAAACTGCAGGGGTGTACCTCTGGGTGTTTTGCCGGGAGCACCCCCTGCTTAGGGGGCTGTGCAAGCTTCGCCCAGACGGCTTCGTCGTCGAAGCTGATGTGATAACCAACGTGGCTAAAAGCATCAACGCACGCATCAGCAGGCTTAGCAGTCAGGAGGTGCCGCATGTCTGACAACAAATTTGCGCAGCGCATGGCTGAGGCGGGCATTGCCCCCGAGGAGTTCGCGCTGGCTGTCTTAGGCGGCGACTGCAAGTCTGCGGACAAAATGCTGAGGGAGGTCTTCCCGGAAAGTGTTTCGGCGGAAACGTTGCGGGAGCACCAGGCGTATCTCATGGCGATCATTGAGGTGACCAGGTGGGCGGCTGCAGGGTTGGGCCGGCTTGCTGGGGAACGTGAATGCAAGGAGAAGTCCCATGGCAACAACGCCTGAAGGTAGTGTCGTGCAAGCGCTCATTCGCGAGTGCAACAAGCGCGGGTGGGAGCAGAGAAAGATCACGTACGAAGGGCGCGTCGGTGCGCCGGACCGCATGGTGCTGGCGCCGAGCACGCTCTTCTTTGTTGAGTGCAAGGCACCCGGTCAGGCGCCGACGCCAGTGCAGGCGCGTGAGCATGAGCGCATTCGACGTACCGGCACGCGGGTTTATGTCTGTGACTCGGAGTGCTCAGTGGAGTATGTGTTTCGGCATATCGCGAACACGATCGAGCAACGTTCAATTCATCCTGATTGGAGATAGCCATGGCTGATCTGCTTACATACATTCTGCTTACCGTCGCAGCTATTGGCTGCATCGCCTTTGGCTTCTTTTGCGGAGCTCAGCTGGCCATGGCTATTCGGCTCCGCGATTGGGAGAACGTCATCGTCAACGCGGTGCTTCTTACGCTGGCGTCTTGCTCCTTGTTTTCCGTATTGTCGATGAGCGTGTTATGAAATTCGTTCCTCGGCTGTACCAAAGCATGGCGATCGACTTCCTTCTCAAGCACCAACGCTGCGCGCTTTACGCAGGCATGGGACTTGGGAAGACAGTCTCCACGCTGATGGCCGTTCGGCACCTGCAGGAGTGGTGGGGCGAAGGCCCCGCCCTCGTCCTCGCTCCGCTCCGCGTGGCGCAGTCCACGTGGCCGGATGAGGTCGCCAAGTGGGATGAGCTGCGCGGCACTCGGGTCTCTGTCATCTGCGGCTCGGCAGTTCAGCGTCGTGCGGCGCTTGATAAGGACGCAGACATCTACACGATGAACTATGAGAACTTGGAGTGGCTTACCTCCGAGCTTGAGCGTCGCGGGAAGGAGTGGCCGTTTGCAATAGTTGTAGCCGACGAAGCCACACGCCTGAAAGGCTTGCGTGCCAGACAAGGCTCCAAGCGTGCACGTGTGCTGGCTAAGGCGCTCCCGAAGATTCGCCGGTTCATCGAGCTTACGGGCACGCCGGCGCCCAACGGGCTTGAAGATTTGTGGGGGCAGATCTACTTCCTTGACCAAGGCGCCCGGCTGGGGAAGTCGATGACGGTCTACCACGAACGGTTCTTTCGCCAGGTGCGCGTGGGCTCATCCCCGCTGGCCGTGCGCTACGAACCGCTCCCCGGTGCCGACCGCCTGATCCACTACAAGATCAGTGACATCGTGCTGAAGATCAATGCGGAGGAGTGGTTCGATGTGAAGCAGCCGATTCTCTCTACCGTTGCGGTCGACCTGCCCGACACGGCAAGGCGCCTTTACACAAAACTCGAGCATGAGTTTTTGGCTGAGCTTGAATCCGGTACGGAAATCGAAGCGATGAACGCCGCAGTTAAATCGGGCAAGTGTCTGCAGTTGGCGAGCGGAGCGGTTTATACCGAGGGGGAATCCTTCGAAGAAGTCCACAAAGCCAAGCTCGATGCGCTCCGATCCATCGTGGAAGAAGCCGGCGGCATGCCGATACTCGTGAGCTACCAGTTCAGGCACGAGGCGGTGCGCATTCAGCGGACCTTCCCGAAGGCCAGACTGCTCGACAAGAACCCGAAGACACTGCGCGATTGGAACGCGGGGAAGATTCCCCTTCTCCTAGCGCATCCTGCGTCGTGCGGCCACGGGCTCTCAATGCAGGACGGCGGAAACATTCTCGTCTTCTTTAGCGCCGGGTGGAACTTGGAGCACCACGACCAGATCATCGAACGTATCGGCCCTACTCGCCAGAAGCAGGCAGGGCACGAACGTCCGGTCTACGTCTACTACATCGTCGCGAAAGACACGATGGATGAGGTGGTGCTTGAACGATTGAAGACCAAGCGGGACGTGATGGACGTCCTGCTTGAGAAGAAAAAGAAGGAGGCTCGGCCATGAAGCCGTTTGAGCTGATGACAAAGAAGCAGGTGGCAGCGCTGACAGGCGTCAACGTTTCAACCGTCGACCGGCACGTGAAGGCCGGGCGATTTCCTGCACCGGCGTATGTGTTCGGCCGGCCGCGCTGGCGGCGTGAGGATGTGGAGCGCTTCCTGGCGCAGGCATTCAAGCCGGTAGAACAGCACAATAAGGAGGTTAAAATGGTTGGCTAGAGCACGTGATATTTTGGGAGAAGCTCCATGGAAGCAAACGATGTGCTCGCCGGCCTTGGCGATACTGTCCGCAAGAAGGCCGAAGCCTACCTCGCCGAGCAGAAGGCGCAGCTTGATACCGAAACACGGCGCAAGGTTCGCGTCTTTTGGGTGTCTGTCTGCATTGTGGCGTCCGCTGTATGCGGTATCGCCGGGTGGTACCTCCACGGTCCCGTGGGGTAAGGCATGATCCAAGACCTCCTTCCTCGATCTGTCGAAGGAGCACTGACCGTTTTGGGCGGCTGGCTTGGGCTGATATGGAGCGCAACGCTGCAGAGCGTTGCCCCGCTTGTGTGGTGGTTTGCGATCTTTGTGGTCGCGGATTTCATTACCGGCGTATGGGCCGGTGTTAAAACCACGGGTTTTTCATCGAAGCTGCTGTCCGCGGGAATGGTCAAAAAGGGCATCGCTTTTTCGATCATCATTCTGGCGCACGGCCTCGACGTCAGTTTTTGGTACGTGCTTAAAGACCTCCCCGTTTTTCAATCCGTCGTGCTCTGTGCGTACTGCTGCGGGGAGTTCGGATCGATCGTAGAGAACATCGAGCGCGCCGGTTACGGCGACGCCCTGCCGCCTGCGCTGCGGCGGCTGTTCCTTTCCCTCGAAGAACGGCTCGCCAATGCCGTAGATAAAAAGCTTGACTCAGTCGGGCTTGAAGATAAGGACAAGTAATGGAACGACAAAGTTTCGGAAGCTATAGCTATGAGCTGGCTATGGCGTTCGTCAAGGCCGAAGAGACCTTGCGCCTCAAGGCATACAAATGCCCGAAGGGCGTATGGACAATCGGGTGGGGCCACACGGGTGGCATCAAAGAGGGCGACACCTGCACCAGAGAGCAGGCTGAAGCGTGGATTCGCAGTGACTTGCAGTCCGCGCAAGCCAGTCTCGCAAAATTTATCAACGTTCCTGTTTCGGCAAATCAGTTTATCGCCTTGCTGAGCCTCGCCTTCAATATGGGAGCGCAAGGCGTCGTCGATAAATGCCCCAAGATGCTGCGCGCGCTGAATGCAAAAGACTACGACGGTGCCGCCGACGAATTTCTTGACGTCACTAACGGCGGACTGGCGGGGCTTGTTGCCCGTCGCCGCAGAGAAGCAGAACTCATGAGGAGTTAATCATGAAAGAAAGGAAAAGCAAAGACGACTACTACATCCCTCCAGAAGTCGAAGAGCAGGATGCTCGCATCCGCAAGATGACGCTCTCGGATACCGTGGAACTAATGGAGTCGGAGGACTACAAAGACCGCTTTAGGGCGGAGTTTTACCAGACGCGTATCCGCATGCTCAAGCTCTTTGACATGCTCGATAAATGGGACGCCGGCACACTTGGCTTCGTGCCTGCCAGTGCCCGCTACCTGTATCTCATGCAGATTAAAGGCATGGGTATCCAGATTCGAGCGATGCGCCGCAGGGCCAAGTTCGAAGGTATCGAGCTGTGAACTGGCAGGCCGCCGGTGCGCTTGCCCTCTTGGCCATCGGTTTTGCCGCAGGGTATGGCGTGAGGGGCACCAAGGCCGACGCGGAGATGGCCGAGCTGCAGAAGTCAGAGGCATTAGCGCGTGCGGCACAAGGGGGAAAAGACTATGCAAAACTTGTCGCCGCAGTGGATGCGGCCGCTTCTGTCAGCGGCGAGCTTGATAGTGCTCGCGTTGACGCTGAGCGGATGCGCCGGTCCTTCGAGCGTCGTCTGCGCAGAGCCGAATCCATTGCCCAAGACGCTGACGGAGCCGAGCTTGCCCGCTGCACAAGACTACTCCGAGAAAGTGTCGATCTACTTTCAGAAGGTAGAGAGCTGGCTATCAGAAGCGCCGCAAAAGCAGACGCAGTAAGCGCGCTCCACAAATGAAGAAACCCCGTCCGGGCATCACGCTCTGGCGGGGTCTCTTCAGTGTTCTAAACGAAGGCGAGGTGTGCGTCAATCCATCTTGAGCGAAAGCTCTAGATGTCGACCAAGAGAATAAAGGGCTTTGGCGACGGCGTCAATTTTGGTGCTGACGATGACCGACCTAAGAGACCTCGCCTTTTAGCCTTTTTACCAACGGCTGTAAAATGGTTTACAGGCGGGGTTGTCGGATCGGCGAACTTCCGGCAGCAGGTAGTCCGCCCACTCCTGAAGAAGCGCGCGTCTCTGCTCGAGCAAATCGTCGCGTTGGTAAGCCCTGAATACCTGATTGCCAACTGCGTGCATCAGACACTTTTCAGAGACGAGGAAGTTTTTCTCGTTCTTCGCACACCAATCCGCAAACGTCGATCGCAGTCCATGCGTCGTGATGGGCTGATCTGTGACAGACTTGAATGTGTTTAGCACCGTCGCAAGGGTTAACGGCCTGCCGTTCCGACAGCTAAAAAGAAATTCGCCTGATGTATCCAGCCGATGCAGCAGCGCCCTCGCCTGCCGAGACAGAGGCACGACGAAGGGGTACGGCTTCTTGTCTTTCCGTCGGGAAGGAGGTACGGTGAACGTCGCAGCATCTAAGTCGATCTCGGCCCACTGCGCGCACCTAAACTCAGATGCACGGCCAACCGTTAAGCAGCCGAAAACAGCGCAGAGCGCGCTGACGGTATCCCCCCGCCATAGCTGCTGAACGACCCGCCCAAGCTCGGCTGAGGAGACCGCCGAGTGGTGGTTCTCAGGCTTGCCGCGTAAAACGACGGCCTGACTAGGGAGCACCGCATCAAGGTTGTTCTTCCACACGGCGGGGTTCTTCTCAATCCACCCCCTCAGGATCGCGTAGTCGAACACCGCGAGCATGCGGCTCTGCCAATCTTTCGCTATCCGCGGCTTAGTTGTCCATGCCTCCCGCAGCACGGCGGCGCAGTCATCCCGTGTGATTCCGTCGATCTTTTGTGTGCCAAACCGCTCGGCGAGTTCACGAAATGAGCGCCGCCAGCTTTGCTCGGTACGTGCTCCTTGAAACTGCCGCATGGCAAGAACATGTTCGAGCGCTTCTGGGGCGAGCTCCCCGAACGTGGGCATTTGCTTTTTCTTTTCTGCGCGCTTTTGTTCTGCCCGCACCTCGGCTTTTTGCTCGAGCGGGTCGATACCCTGCGCAACCTGTGCCTTAGCTAGGTTGGCTTTCGCCAGTACCGCCGTGATTGGCTGAGTTGTCCCGCCGAGGCCGAGCTCACGGCGACGGCCGTTAATGCTGTACTTTAAAAGCCACGACATCCCGCGGGGTGTGACGCGAAGGTAGACCCCCCGATCGTAGCAGTGAATGCCTATGGGCAAGCGATTGATATCCTTGAGAGCGAATTTCATACAGGTTTCATACAGAAGGTTGCGTTAAACTGCCTAGCATTGCGGTGAAATACTAGAGCACTGCGAAGCTAACCGTATGAAACTGCTTAAATTTACCGCGTTATGCAGGGATTTGCAGACATCTATCTATGCGTCATGCTCACGGCTTACGCCCTTTTAAAATCACATAGTTACGCAGGCAATTTCGCTTTTCATACGGCGTTTCATACAGATATTAGACATGCGTGTACGCGGTCGTCAAGGGTAAAGTGATCATATACAAACTTGGTATAAACCCGTAATTGCGTGCGGGAACGAAGTGATGCGCGGTAGGCTTGAGAGTACTTTGGATTATCAGAAGCCTGAAAGAGGGATGTATGAAAACTTCGATGGTGGCGGTTGCCTTGCTTTTGCTTTCCGAAGCTGCGCTGTGCAGCTCTTGGTCGTATATTGGCACTTCTGAGCAGAATGCATCGTTTATCGAATCAACCACCATATCGGACGAGGGGCAAGATACCAAAGGGTTTTGGGTCGCAATGGTAACTGCGGATAAAGCGCTGCCCTTTGACACTGCGGTCACCTATATGCAGGCGAAATGCCGCAAGCGGCAGATTAGGGCTGTGCAGAGCGATTTTTACTTACAAGGCAAGCGTAAGGGCGGCGATGCAGTTTCTGCCCCCTGGCAGCGTGTCATACCTGACACCATTGGGGAAAGCTTTCTTTTGTTCGCTTGCCAAAAATACGACCCGATGAACTACACCATCCCAGATACCCCCGTTATGGAGCTGTGGAAAATCGCGCAGCCTCTAATCGAAAAGCGCAAGTAGCGCGCTATTTCCACCTCCCTATAGCTAAGTAGCCGGAAAGCGTCGTTAAGCCGATGTTATCTATCGCTACGCGCTCGACGCTAAAGCCGGTGGGAGTGACCGTTGTCGGGTATAGCTCCCGGTCGTAAGATGCAACCGCTCGTGTCGAAACTTTGGACACTAATACTGTAGGGGTATCGATGAAAGGCGTTGGAAAGGTTGTTTCCAACGCGATCGTATCAGATCTTATGATCATTATCCCGTTCAGAAATTTGAGGACGTTACCCCCCCCCCGTCAGCTGTAAGAGCGTTCAGCACATTCAGTATTTTTGCGTTCAACATATCACCCTCCTTTTAGCGGCCTGCGTTGCACCGCTGTGTTGGTTCTGTTGTCATTTCCATGCTCCTATCGCTATCCAGTACAACGCAGAACTTCCGTCTGTATTGGTGTTCCCGCCTGATGCATACTTAAATCCTGTTGCAGTCAAATAAGCTTCATAAGTAAAGGAATAGCCCCACGCGTCAGCAAGGCTTTGAACCATTGACGCAATAATTGGTGATGCGGCAAAAGGGACGGGAAAGGTAAAAGTAACAACCTTCGCGTTATTGCTGTTCGCCACATTCTTACCCCACTGAATCATTAACCCGTTTGCGAACTTCTGGTAGCCCGCACGCGGGCCGCCTTCAGTAATCGCACCTTTGCCGAGATAGTCAAGTACGGCCTTAACCGTGTCCTGATCTACCCCCCCCCCTCTAATAAATTACTCATCGTTTGCACTCCTTAATTCGGGCGGCAACTGACTCCGATTCAGCTCGGACTCGTATGCCTCACGGCAGTGGTCGACCTGCCAAAAGAAAAGACCGTTAATGATCCGAGCTAATCTGGGGCGCCCTTTCAGCTTCCCGCGATACGCCCGGCTCGAAATCGTCTCATCCGCGTAACCACCCGCCAAGGTGTTCACTAGCTGATCGAGGGCTACGAGAACTTGAAAGTAATCAGGATGCCGGCTCATAAGGCGTCGTCCATACCTTTGTCTGCGCAGCCCCTGCCAGTTGGAGAGCGCGGGCAAGCTGTTTGATTGTCGGCTCTGCCACCGTGTTGTCGGCCAGCACCCACACTTGCTTAGTGGTATCGAGGTCGACGCCTAAGACAGTCGCGGCGGCAATCGTGCGGCCCATGCGGGTCTGCGCAGTTTCGTCACCATCGAAGACCATGCCGTCCACTTCGACTGTGATCTTGCTTACCGTGTCAGCGCGTTCCCGCTTAGCCTTGGCAAGCTCTGCCGCGGCCTGCTCTTCGGGCGTAGGCGCGGGTACAGCCACGATCTGAAAGCGCCGTTTGCCGTCTGCGTCCTTGTCAATCTCTTTGATGTACCGATCCCCGAAGCCGTTGCACCATGCCGCGGCTTCCGGCGGGTAGATGCCGACAAAGATTTGACCGATAGAGAACTGTTCGTCTGTCATGTTTGTTTCCTTAAAAACCGACTGCAAGCCAAGAGGCGTATTTCGCAAACGGCGCTGAGTCGATGTTTTTTTCCAGTGCCACGTTAGTTGTTGTTGGTGTTCCTTTTAATGCGATTCGCTCAATACGCCCCGAGGAGGCGCCCGTTTGACTAAATGCCAACGAGATTGAGGCGGGGTTAGTAAACGGCACAACAAAAGTAATTACAGAGGTCACCGCCCGTAACGGCCCGCCCTGAATCTTTAACCCGTTTGCCAATTCCATACTCCACGACGAGGTCGTGTTCGTCCTGCGCTTTTCAACAAGAAACGTGTTTAAAACCTTGAGGATTTCCGGCGATGCGGATACCCCCCCCCCCGTTGATTGGTCATTACTTCCACCTCCCGTAAGCGGTAAAAACAAGGGTTTTGTTTAGCGTCGAGTTTCTAGAAATTAAAAAATTGGTTGTCGTGATTTGTCTCGGCGCGATAACGGTCAGCCAACTAGTTTTGCCGCTCGAGTCGTTAATCGACAAAACAACGTGTGGAGCCGTAGTAAACCCGACCGAGAAAGTAACAGTGCAGTACTCGGTGTCTGCGCCATTGACGTCTTTTTGCATCAGCTCTTGCAGTCCGCTGTTCCATCTGCGGCAAAAATAGTCGCCGCCCGGCGTACCCAAAACTTGCACGACAAAATCAGCGGAACCGCTGTGCAAGGCATTGAGCACCGCTTTAACGGTCCTTTGTGGTGTTAGTTCTGCCATTACGTAATTCCGTTTTCAGTAGCGAATTGGGTGAATGCCGCCAAAATCTCTGCGGCGGTTGTGTCTGCCGGAATAGCACCATCAGCGATATCAGTGGGCCCGACCTTGTCTTTGCTGGCCAGTGCGCCGAGCGTAGGCTTGCCGCCCAAATTCGCCCAAGTGAAATTGACAGTGGCCACATAGCCGGATAGGTCGGGCGCAGGGGCAAGCGTTGTGATTGCCGCCTTCAATGTCGCGGCGCTAATGACGCACCCTGCCGTGGCCGTGCCGGCTTCTGCGGCCGCGTTGGTCATCTGTGCGGGTTTATTCAGCAGGACGCCCTTACCCGTGGTCGCATTCCAGTCCGTTTGCACTTGAGCCGCAGGGATAGTCGGCTTGCCGGAGATGCCGGCCCACGTGAAATCCGTTTTCAGCAGATAGCCGGATAAGTCTTGTGCGGGCGCCCATTTCTGAATCGCGGCCTTGACGCCTGCCGCAGTCACCGTGCCAAACTTCGCCGCCGTGCCGGTCTCCAGTTCTGCTTTCTGCACTGTGTACTCGGCTGGCGCGACTGCCTTAATTGACGCCTTTAACTGCGCGGCAGAGATCGTGCCTTGATCGGTGGCCGTGCCTGCGCTCACTGCTGCCGAAGTCAGTTGAATTGGCTTGTTCTTGATGTAGCTTTTAGCAGCTGTATCCGTCTCAGTCCAGTCGGCCTGAATCTGCCCCGATGAGGCTTGGTTGGCGTACTCCTTCGCCTTATCTTCTGAGGCCTTAGCCGCAGCGGCAGAGGCCGCCGCCGCGTCTTGCGAGGACTTCGCAGCGCTTGCGCTTGCCGCCGCAGCAGCGGCTCGGCCGCCGGCTTCTGTAGCCGACGTGGCTGCCGCTGCCGCACTCTGGGACGCGGCGGAGGCAGAACCGGCCGCGGCTGTCTTTGAGGATGCCGCCGCTGTCTCCGATGCCTTGGCTTTTGCTTCAGAAACCCCTGCGGCTGTAGCTGAAGAAACCGCTACGTTCTCGGAGGTCTCGGCCGCTTTGGCTGCGGCAGACGCCGCATCAGCGAAGCCGCTTGCTTTGTTGGCGCTGGCCTCCGCGGCAGCAGCTTGCGCCGTCGCCTTAGCGAGCGAGTCTGAGCCCGCGGCGATAACGTCTTGCTTCCACCTCTGACCGGTAGCGACCACCGTGTCGTTCCACGTGCCGCCGGTCTGGGTAATGCGGTCTACCTCACCCTGCCCGTTGAGCTTGATGTCCGCGACAACAGCTGAGCCGGCCGTCGAGATGCGGCTCGCCTGTTCCTGCCCGACTGACTGCACGTTTGAAATCTGCGTGCCGCCTTCCGTTTGGATCGCGGCAATCTGCTTTCGCCCTTCAGCCGTCACTTGCTCTTTCATGACGTTAATGGCGTTCTTCGAGGCTTCGGCTTCCACAGCCGAGGAGGCCGCAGCCGCCGCAGAAGCCGCCGCGTCACTGGCACTGGTCGCAGAAGCAGACGCTGAGTTGGCGGCCTCTCCGGCCTTCGCGACCGCCTCATCGCGCGCATCGAAAAGCGCTTGCGTGAACTGTTCCGGCGTCCTGTCGCCGAGCTCCGGTGCCAGTACCGCCCGATCAAGGCGGTCCAGAAGCTGTTGGCTAAGCGCGGTGTTCTTGTCCCACGCGGCGTTCAGGTCCTCTGCGTTAAACGCCCCCTGATTCTGCAAAGCGAGAAGCTGGGTGTACGGGATGTTCGAAAGGATGACAAGCTTGGCGCCCGCTGCCAGAGGGGCCGAAAGCGTAACGGTGCCGCCGACGGTCTGCGCAGAGGCCGAGGCCAGCGTGACAGAGTACTGCGTCGTATCGAGCAAAGTACCCGATGCCGCGTCGGCCGCGCGGACGTAGACCTTAACTTGGTCGGCGGCGAAGACGCGGAAAGGGAACGTGTATGAATTCACGTCCCCTGTGCCGACATACGTCTGACTGCGCCGAATTTCGGTACTGATCATGTGTGAATCCGGTTGCCGAATTCACGTGCTCTAAGCTCTGATTTTAGCGGTTATTTCTTGTAGCCGAGAAGAAGTGCAAGCCAATTGTCAGTGTCGCCCTTATCAAGCGCCTGCCAGCCGGCAATCGACTTCTGCAGCTGAGCCGCACCCGGCATGCCGAAGTCGCCGGCAAGGTTGATCAGCGCCTTGGAAAACGCCGCGTCAATCTCGCCCTGCTGAACCTGAGACAGGAACTGCCCTGCATCAGCAATAGCTCGAAGGCCGGACGGACCGCGCCACGAGAACACCGGATCGCCTTTAAAGAAGTTCTCCGTCATGCTCGAGAACTCGCGGGCCAAGAAGAACTGCCCGAGCATAAAACCGGCAGAAGAGCCCAGAGCGTAGCGAGCCCCATAAGTGAACTTCTCGGCGTCCGTCATCCGGTCCCACTTATCGTCGTCGTCACCCGGCTGAATGGCCCCGCGAATCACGGACTCGATCATCGGGAGCGCAAGCGAAATCGTGAGTATCTGCGCATATGCTTTCGCACGGTTGCTCTCACCCAGATAGCTCATGGCAGTCAAACCCAGCGCACGGCCCATGAATGAATAGAACACCATGAAAAGGCGTTGAATCGGAGAACCGTTTTCGATTGCCGCAGAGTCTGATACAAGGCCAGAACCCTGCGTATCGCGAACGACGCGATCTGCGTATTTCACCGCTTCCGCTTCGCTCAGCCCTTCGGTCTCAATGGCACGGCGGAACGCTCCGCTCCACACCACATGGTCAACCGTTCCCTGCACGGCCATCATCGGCGCGTAGGCCACGTCGTAGACCGCGCCCTTAATCTTGGTGTAGCGGCCGCCTTTCTCGAGCACATTACGGGCGTCGGCGATTTCACGAGTACGGGTAACTTGACGGGCGCGCATGAAGACACTGCGGCGGTTGATCTCCTGCCAAGTCTCCACTGGGTGCATCATCAGATCCCCGATTCCGGCGAGCACATACTTAGCGCCGACCTTCGGCACCGCCGTGATGAGGCCGGTTACCTGAATCAGCGCCGTTGTGAAGTTGAAGCCTAAGCCGGCAAGCGAGACGCCTTGACGTACAAAGGCCGACGCGCGATCCGCCGCTCCCGTGTTGGCCGGGCGACCGCCCGTAGCAATAGCCTTGGCCATGTTGTCAAGCACCTGCACGCCTGCTTCGCCGAAGCGATCGCGGACGGTGTTGAGGATGCCGGGGACAAATACTGTCTTTGGCGGCTCCTTAAGCTTGATCGTATCCGGGTCAAGACCCGCCTGTTTGGCCTCCTCCCGAGCAGTGTTGTACTCCTCAAGCGCCTTGGCACGCTGACTTTCGTAGTCTGGGTTGGGAATGCGAATGCCTTCCATAACTCGCTTATAGTCCGCCAGATACTCCCGCCAGCAGACGTCGTGAACCACCTCTTCCGCGCCGTCAAAGACACCCTGCACGTCCAGACGCATTACAGACCCCATCGGAGCATCGCCGGCGCGAGCCTTGGTGTAGGTCTTGAGCGTCATCATTTCGGTGGCGCCCTTCAGCGCGGCTTCGTAGTTAACCGCATCGTCGTCTGTATAGGCTCCGCCGAGCTTCTGCATGGAGGCGTTCTTGTCGTACTTGATCGGTACGTAGCCGCCCGTCATCTGTACTTCCACACCGTCCTTTGACACTACCGTGAACGGCGTAGGCTCGATCCACAACGGTTCTGTTCCCGTTGCACGACGGTTCATTTCCGCAGCGAGCTTACGGAGCTTTTCCATCACCGCCCAAACCTTATTGACGGTCTGCAGCTGTTCTGCCGTCAGCTCTTCGGCGATGCGCATCTGCTTCTCTCGATCGAGGCCGTTGCCTGTTTCAAGACGCTTAGCGTTGCCCTCGTTGCCCATGTTGAGCACAACGGCCATGATGTTGTGCAGGTTCATGCGCCCGACATCTTCAATCTCTCGGAAGTCGCTGTTAAACGCGCGGCCCGATACCGGCGAAAGCAGATCTGTAAGCTCTGCGCCGAACTCTGCCTTCAGCTGCTGCTCGCGATTGGAGCATTCGTCCTGACGCCAAAGCAGCGTCTTCGTAAGAAAGCCCTGCCTGTTTCCGTCAAGCGCCTGCACAAAAGCGACGCCGGGAATATGCGCGTAGATGAAGCTCGTGAACCCCCGCTTGAACTTCGCCCCAGGGCGGGTTTCCGTAATCGCCGAATTGAAATGCCCGCGCTTTACGGCGTTCGCGTTAGCCGTAACGGACGCTGTACCCTCTCGGATCGTGTCGTACAGCTCCATCGTCTTTTCAAGTTCGCGACCCTTCTTTTCGAGGGAGCCGTCTTTGGTGAGGGCTCCGAAGAAATTGTTCAGTTCTTCGATCTGACGAATCTGCATCGACGGCCAGTCCTGCCCGCCTTTGAGCAGCGCCGCCTGCGTATCTTCCGATAAGTTCTCCCACGCAAGCCGAATATTGTCGTGCTTCTCAACAAAGCTCTTCCACGGGGCGGCGGCTTTGTTCTCCTGTGCGTTAAACCCCAGACGTGCGGCGAACTTATGGATCTGCTCGGAGTACTCTCCGCCGACCGTCTTTGTCTTCAGCGCTGCTTTCACTCTGCGGTTAAAACGAGTGCCTAATGCACGGGCGCGCTCCACTTCACTTGCGAGCATCTCTTGCGCTAGTTGAGCGTGCTTAGCGTCTGCCGCCTCCGAGGTCTGGCCTTTGCCGAAGGCTGTAAGCGCAGCCTTACTGGCACGACGGGCCGCGGACATAAAGGGGTACGAACGGATTGGCAGCCACCGACCGCTCCGTTCGTGGTATCGGGCATAGGTCATGCGGCCGACTGCTGAACGCGCGAAGGCTTTCATCGCCGCATTCACTTGCGAAGCCTTACCCGCCATGCCCTTAAGCGCTGCGACTTCTATAGAAAGCACACGCAGTCTGGCGTCGTTATTAAGCGCAGCCGAGGCCAGTTGTGCGATGGAATCCGGTGAGTACGCCGTGCCGTACTTTTGCAGGAATTCGCTTCTTGCGGCCTCATCCGCAGCCTTTCCTAGGTCGACCTTAGACCCGGCAACGATGCGGTCTGCCAAAGCTTCCGGGGACTCTGCGTTGAACGCCATCGCCGCTTCACCCAGCGTTAGGTACTCAACGTTTGCTTTCCCGCGCTCCATGGCCACGTGGCTGTCAATCAGCGCTTTCTGCGTTTCTTCCGGCAGGTTTTTGATCGTGTCAGCATCGATCTTGCGCCGGATCGTTTTGCCGTTCTGCTTAGTCGAGCGAATAAAGTACTGGTACGCCTTAATGTGCGGTTCATTCAAAAGAAGCTTTTGTGCAGCACGGCGCATCTTTTGGAAGTCTGCCTCAAACCCTCGGCGTTTCCGCAGATCAGCGTCTGTACCAAGCTTCATATCCTCGGTCAGGTTCTTGCGAATCTTCCCTTCGGCCTGCTGTCGCGCAAGCTCTCGAAGGTCAACAAAAGAACGGAAGTCGTCCTCCGACATGCCCGCCTTAACCAACGGGTCGAATACGTTTGCGTCAGCCCAACGATCGCGCGCATCCTGCACCGCCTGCTCAGACACAAAAAGCTGATCATAGAGTGAAGCTACTTCCGGAGACAGTTCAACATCAAGCGTTCGGCGAAGGGTGACATAGACCTCTTTGAGCCAATCGGCAAACTGCGCAAACACTTTTTGGAGCCCTTCGGCCGGAGCCTTGCCTTCCTTGATGTACGCCTCCATACCGCGGGCGAATTTCTCTTGAAAAGCCCGCTGCTCGTCCGTTGAGGATGCAAGCCATCGATCGACTGCATCCCGAAACGATAGGTCTGTCTTAGCGTCATATGCCCCGCCCCACTGCATGAACTTCGATGTGAGCACGAGTAACCGCTCGCTTTGCTGAGAGATGGGCCTCTGCGAATCCGCCTGCTGTGCAAGAAGTACCTTGGCCGTACGCAGCATCGTATCAAGCCAGTAGTGCGCAGACTCGTGCAGAAAGGTAGACGCGTTCATACTTGACGCGGCATCTTCATCCTTGAAGAGCCGAATCATTTTTTCCGTCGGCGTGTAGCTCCCGAGGATCGCTTTCTTGCGCTCTCTCAGGCGCCGATTCTCTGCGCGACGGTCTACCGGCGAAGTGTCTTCCTTCCACGCCCCCACATCTGCCTTGTGCTCCTCCCGGGATGTGCGCCGCACGCCATCCTCGGTCGTCTGCAGAAAGCCTTCCGGTTTGGGCGTCGACTCGACGTTAACCGTGAAGCCGTGCTCTTTAAAGAAGACATCAGGCTCAACGCCGGCCATCTCGGCCATGTTCTCCAGAATAGAGGCCTGTATGGCGACGGAGGACTGCACCTCCTCCTCGGATCGGCCGGCCGCACGAAGCTCCTCAGCCACGGGGGCCAGTGCCGTGCGGGCTCGCTCCATGCGCTCACGCTTGCGCTCGTACCCTTCGACCGTTGCCGTGGCCAACTGGTTGACTGCAAGCTCCAGTTCGCCCGTTGCGTCATACGCTCGGGCCTCACCAATAGACATGCCGTCGCGGTCAAAGCGCGCCAAGGCCATTACATTTTCAGCCAGGGGCTTATCTTTCAGCCGCAGCTCGAACACCTTAGCAAGCGGAATCTTTACGTCGGCACCAGTGGCCTCGGCTTCCGTGAGCACTTTAGCAGCGTCAGGGATGAGCTCGCGGAGTTTATCCATGTAGGGTTCTGCTTCTCGGGCGTTGATAATCACGTCCGTAAGCGGCGTACCTTGGAAGGCCGACTGCACCGCCCGAGCCGCCACATCCGGCGCACGCTGTGCGAGGCCAGTAGTCTCCATTCGGTTAAACGCTTCTTCGACCACGGCGGCATTATCGAGTGTGCTCTTTGCCGAACTCTGGTCCTGCGCCACACGGCGGATCTGATTGCGCGCAGAGATCATGTCCACGGGGGCCGTGGCAAGATCCGCGATTGCTTCAAGAAAGACATCGGCAGTGTTGATCTCCTCACCGATCGCAACCTGCCCGAGCGCTTCGCCGCCGGCGCCAAACGCTGCCTGCACTACGGCCTGCGTGGCATAGTCCTCCGCGACCGCACCGGTTGTCTTGGCCGTGCGGTTAGCGGCTCTGCCGGCATCGACGGCCTCACCCAAAGTCTTTCCGGAGCGGCGGGCCTGTACAGCCGCGTTAAGCGAACTAATCGGCCGAATGCTCAGCCGAGCGGCGCCAAGTGACAGCGCATCCATCGCACCGACGGTGAGCGCGCGTTTCGTCGCCGCAATGCGGGCTTCGCGAACTAGGTCAGAGTTGGCCATAAAGGCTCGAACAGCGTCAGGGTTAGTTGTGTCAACGCCCTGCTTTTCCATCTGACTGATGAAGGTCGAACCGTACTCGGCTTCAAAAGACGACGCGCCCATAACGGCCCCTGCGGCAGCAGGGCCGGCGACCATACCGGCGATGGGCGCAAGCGCGAATCCGGTCGGGCTGGTCGCCACCGAAGTAGCGAGCGTGCTGACCATCGTGTCTACTGGGTGCCGTACAGCGATGCCGATCATGTCCCACACGCTGTCCGCGTTGGCGATATCCGCTAAAGCCGGATTAGTCGAAAGACGCTGCGCTTCAATCTGCGCCTGCGCCAGCTCTTCCGCCGCGTACTTCGTCGCCTCCTTGCGCCGAGCGGTCTGCTCTGCAGCAAGCTGAGCCGCCCTTGCCCGGAGCGGACTGTCCGGACGATTCGCCCAGTCTTGGAGCCACTCGTCACCGCCGAATGCATCCGCATCCCCCTGACGAAGGAGATCCGCCGGATTCACTGCCACGGGGGTCGCGCCGATCTGCAGACGCTTCTGTGCATCGTTGGCCTGCGACTGCAGGCGCCCGCGTCGTATTGCCTGACCTAACTGGGAGACAACGGAGAGTGTGTCCCAATCCTGCGGGGAGTTGGCGATCAGCTTGGAAAGCTCTCGATCCGCAAGAAGATCTCGCACCACCGGTACCTCAGCGTAGCGCGAGGCGTCCTGCGCGGCCTTGCGCATTTTAAGCGCCTGCCATGAGTCCTGATCCTCGGGCACCGGCACGCCCAACGACTGGGCAGCAGCTCGCCGCTGCGCGAATTCATCCGGGTTGACACCGAGGTTGGCCGCCGCATTGCGCTGAGCGTCCGTGGTCTGATCGACGCTGCGCATCGACTCGATCATCAAGTCAAGATTCGCCATTAGTAATCTTCTCCGTAAGTATCTTCACCTGACCCGGGTTCACCTTCGGGCATCGGCCCGTCATCGATCTCCACGAAGGGGCGTCCGCCTCTCTGGGCCGCTGGGCTTTCTGGGAGGTAATCCGTAATTGATGGCGACTCTGGGGCCTTCATTAGCCGTGCCGCACCATCTGCGCCAAGGACGTTTGCCACTTGGATCTTGTCGCCTTCGGACATACACGCCGCAAGGTAAACCATGGTGCGGGCGTCAGGCAGTTTTCCAAAAGCGCCCTTGTATGCTTCACGGATCCGGGTTCGAAGCGGGAGCGGCAGGTACTCGTCCGTGACAGAAACACTAGGCGCGTTTTTGAGTTTCAAGAAAAGGTTGACGCCGCCTCTGCCTTTCAGCGCCGCCTCATCCTGAACGCCAAACGCCTTCGCAAGGATCTCCTGCGTTGCGCCCTCTGTGCTGTCCCAGTTAGCGACGTTCGTCTGCCCGTCCGAGAATATCCCGCCCGGTTTATTCACTTTCGCGCCAAGGATCGCCCGCACATGCTTTTCAAGATCGGCGTGCGAAAGCGGCCCTTTCGTGAGCTTAAGCCGTCGGATAACGGGGGAGACATAGCCCACGAGATACCCCTTGAGCGCTTTGCCGTCTGCTGACTCGCGATCTTCCTTAATGCCCAGATACTCCCAGTTTTCGTCGATGATCCGGTTGATGTCGCCATACGGCACTACATCGTCCATCTTCACCCCGTTTTTCAGCGCCGCTCTTTGGTTCTCGAGAATCTGCAGCTCTTGAGAATCAAGCTGAGAGGCGAGAAGCATGAACTCCCCGTCGGACAGCTTGGCCAACTTTGTAGGGTCGCTGTTCAGCGCCTGAAAAAGAACCGGATCACCCACCTTGTCAATGTCTCCGCTGGTTATGCGCTCTGCGGCAGAAGCAAGGTGGTTCTTGAAAGACGGCGGCAGGTCGCTGTACCCCTGCATCGTCATGACATCGTGCACGGTTCCGCCGTTCTGAACAATGCCGAAAGCCTGCTGAACCGTCGCCCCCCAGACAACCTTCTGCTGCTCACGCTCAAGCTTCAGCTTCTCGAAGCCGAGCTTGGCCGCCGCCATGAGTTCTTCTTGCTGGCCGTGTGGGTTCTGGCGCCTTATCGCCGCATAAACCTGCTCAAATGTCGGATCAAAGTCGTACGTAGACTCTGTGGCATAGCGGTTCTTAGCTCGAGTGAATTTCGCCTTTTCATCCGGCGTTAAGTAGTTGATAACGTCCCGCGCTGTGCCGCCGCTGTCGACGGCAAGCTCGATGTTCTGGTCCATCCACTTCTTTGTCTCGGCCGGCGTCATGTCGTTGCGCGCACCAACGATGGAGGCCGCGATTGCGAGATCCGGGTCGCCTCCGTACTGCCGCAGCTGGTCGTCCACCGCGTCACGTGCGTAGCTGTCTTTCCTGCGCTGATCGAGCTCGTCCCAGTTCTTCACGCCCATGCGCTCGGCATAGTCCCGCCCCCACGAATCAGCGATGCCCCCGTTCGCCATAAGCGTCGTAACCAACCGGCCCGTCGGCGTACTGGCCGCCTTAAGCTCCGCGACTGCGCTGTCCGCCCGGAGCTTGGCCTGCTTCACCTGCAAAGCAGTCTCCACCTTGTCGCGCTGCGCACGGAGAAACTCTCCGGACGTACCGCCGGTTGTGGACGCTTTGTATAGATAGAGCTGAGCGTCTTCCGGTCTGTTGTCCGCGATCAGGCGATCGGTGAAGGCGCTGACGCCTTGCTCAACAGCCTGCTTAACCGCAGAGTCAATAACCCTGCGGCCCGACGGGGTGTCGACATCCATGCCGGTGATACGGCCGTGCTCGATCGCGGCGGCGCGAATGGCCGCCATGTTCGCTGTAACGCTTCCGCCTTCAGCGATGTTGAAAGCCGCGGCCGAAGCGCGGTTCTTCTGCACGTCAACCGCGTACTTACGCTTTTCGTTCGTGTAGTGCGTTTCCGCCAGCGCAAACGTTTCCTTGTCTGTCGGCCAAACCCGACGCTCGAACTCCTGCCGCTCCTCGTCGGTAAGCCCGTAAAACTCAGAGATATTGCCGTGCAGCGACCGCACGTCTTCACCCAGCTGAACCCGATAATCTCGGCCGTCCAGATCTTTGCCGAGCACCTGCGACCCCTGCTTCTGCAGCGGCCCTTTCTCCGCCGTCATGTACTGGCGGAGGTCGAACTGGTAGTGCGTTACCGCATCCTGAACCTTAAGCTTCACATCCGCTCGCCGAGCCTCCTCACGAAGCCGGCCCGCCTCTGAAAGCGTCTGCGTGACCTTCAGCGGCTCGCCCGTGTAGTCCACGGCAAAGATCCTCGGCGTCGTATAGCCGGGTCCAGGTTCTGTTGCGGGAAGCGGAGAAACTTCCGGAGTATCAGCAACTCGTACTGCCATTTATGCGCTCCTCAGCCAATTCTTGTCGTTGTAATAGATGTAGTCCTTGATGCCTGTGCCCAAAGCCGCAGCGGCGTTGCCCAAGCCTTGGAAAGCGTTGACTTCGCCCACGGCGGTAGCGGCCGCCTGCGACTGGGCGTTGACACCCTGCATCCGATACTTGGACGCCTCTGAGTAACCGTTGGCATACTGGTTATCGATCGATCGGCGCTTGTTGATGTCGGTCGAAGCAGTCACTTCGGCTGCAGATCCGACACCCAGCACAATGCCGTTTGCCGCCATCGCCGCCTTCTGTGAGGACTTCACCTTCTCGAACTTCTCGCTGATCTGACCGATCTTGAAGTTCGACGACATCAGCGCCGACTGAGCCGCCCGCTCGGCCTGCCGCGCGTTGTATTCCTGCACGCGGATCGCCATCTCCTGCTGTGCCTTCTGAATGCGGGAGTTGTAGTAGCCCGTCGCAATGGAGCCCACGGCGCCAATGACGCCGTTGGCCAGACTCACGTAGCCGGTGTTCTGCCCAAAGGTTTTGGCCGCAGACTTCGTTTCAAAGAGCCCTACGTTCCAAAAACTTGCCGCGTCCGGGTCGTATGTGCTGAACGCCTGCTCAAGAGAGGCGTCACTGACGTTTCCTAATCCGTAGTCCATTTACTTGTCGTCTCCGATAACCACTTCTGCCGAGTGGCAGATCAGCGTGAAGGGGAGCGGCTCCGCCTGCCGAATAACAAAAGAGCCGTCCGCGCTCCACGTCCCCGTTGGCACAAGATCCGTCTCACCGGACATGAGCTCCGGCGGCTTCCCGTACGACTCCATTGAGCGGGCCTTCACGGGTTTCATGTGCCCGGTGTCCGGCCCTGCATCGACGCCCGATGTTTTGCTGAGCCGAAGCGATACGCGCGAAACGTTCTTCACTCGGCCTCGAGCGTAGGAGCCATCCTGCGACGGGAGTGCCACGGGGAGCGTCTTCAGCTCCGTCACATAAGGGAGCCCGACCCAAACGTCCGCGCACTCCTGCGGAAGCGTCACTTTTCCGTCCTTCACCGTCAGACCGGAAAACACAATGCCGTCTCCTACCGCCGTTACCATCCGGCCTTCAAGCCACGAAAGCCCGGAGACGTCCATCGATTTGGCTGCGCTTGTAAGGCGCCCGGCGCAGTCGAGGAAGCACGTCGCGCCGCGGTAATCGTCCGTGCGAACCATCTGGCGCTCGACAAAACGCCTTGTCTGACCATTGACCGTCCGGCGAACGACGGCGTAGAGATAGTCGTTCAAACCCTCCTGCACGACTGCGGCCGACTCAAACGCACCGTCCGTCTTGTACTCGAACCAAGCGGCGATCTTCTGCTCCGGCACATACGAAAGGCCAAGCAAAACACCGTCCTGCCGCACGCACCAAAGCACCGGATCCGGCGACTTCGTGAGCGCCATATCCACCACCACGTTGTCTTCCGTAAAGAGATGCGGCGCACGGATCGATATGTCGCCGGTGATGTAGCCGCCAGCGGTGTAGTCGTACGAGAGCTCGCGCACATGTCCGCCTCGCGCGGCGGCATAAAGCAGATTTGTGTTGATGATCTGCGGCTGTACTGTCGAAGCACCGATGTACGACTGCGGGCGCACTGAGATCGAGGACGGTGTGATCGCGTCGGAATTCAAAGGCGAGACACGCCACTCAGCGGCTGAGGTCAATGCAATCAGCTGCTGCAGTGCGACGATGTGCTGAATCTGGTTCAAGTCACGCGCTGCCACGGCGAAGCTGATTCGGTCCGTATCCTGCAGAGGCAGGTGGTACGTCATATTCGACTCGGTGCCTGTGGCCGTCATCCAAATCTGCTGAGGGCGCAGATTTGATCCGGCGAAAATGCGTCGCTGCTCGAAGTAGCCGACCGCGGCGGGGTAGTCGCCCGCATTGCCAATCGTCAGCCTGAACTCAGCACCGGTGCCGTTAATTGTCGTAATTCTCACCTTGGGGTTGGTGTAGTTGCGCCCCGGCGAAATGACGTAAACGTCGGTGAACACCCCGTTCGTGATAACAAATCCCAGACGGGCACCGTAACCCGACCCCCCGTCGTCATAGACTTCGAGCTCGACCGGGACTTCTTCCGCAAGACATTCAAGATACCCGACGGTGCAGATATAGTCTTTCGTCCCTGTACGAAATTCAAATTTCAAGACAGGACGCTTGTACCCATAACCGCCGTCATTGGTCAGCCGCCCGCCGTTAATCTGCGTACCAAACCGGCCCCATTGCTGGGTGTCGAACTCACCCGCAGCCCCCGTGCCGCCTCCTTCGAGGTCTTGAATGCCAAGGTTATGAAATGTGCCAGTACGCCATGTGGCGCCAGAATTGAAGCCCGATTCCACGCCCCCGGCAACCCACGGAAGCGTCATAAGTCCCGCATAGCCCTCCTGCGTATTCCAATCGCCGTTGCCCCACCAACCGTAATCAAGAACCTTTACAACCCGCTTACCGTTGTCATACCCCGAACCGCCGTTAACGATCGAAGCGCCGGAAATACCGCCGGAGACTTGAAAGACATCATCTGTATATGGTGGTGTTGTGCCAGTCTCGGGGGCAATATTGTCATCAATGATGCTGTTCTCAACCGTCTCACCGATATAGCCGAAGAGCCCGCCCTGATATTTATAAATGCGGTAATACCGGGCACCCGTTACCAAATTCCAACTGACCTTCACGGTGGTGCCAGTCGCATACAGATTAGCCACGACGCTTACTTCCGCCGACGCGATGGACTCCTCAGTACGGTCTTCACTCAATGCAGTAACAACATATCGCTGGGTGTACTTCTCAGAATTCGAATCGCTCGCCGCACTGCTAAGCCGTACCGCGGTCACACCAGAGGGCGGCAGCAGCGAAGTAAGCAAACTCACCCGCACCATGCGCCAGTCGTTCATCGAATATCGGCGAAGCTCCTGCGGCGGATACGCCGGGTGCACAAGTGTCATGATGTCCGCGTTCTGCGTGTAGTGAATCTGAAAGAGGTCACTCGCGCGCCACGGTGTGGCGATCTCGTACGGAGCCGAACCATCCGCCCGCATCAGCGTCTGCCCTTTCAGATGGAAGCGCGCGTAATACTCACCGAGCTCGACAATGATCTGCTGATCCGCCGAATAAGCAAACGGGATCAGCCGCACGGCTTTGGACGAATCCTTCACCGCATTCACGTACATGAACCCCGCGCGGTTGCGCACCGGTCCTTGCGGCGTCGGATAGGCGTTCTGGCAAAGCGCCAGTCCGGCCGAGTACTTCGAGTCGTCCACGCGGCCGGTAAGCAGCTCGCCCAGTTCGCCCGCGTTGTACGAAAGTTGTGTCACTCTGGTCGCCATCTCACTGCTCCCTTACTTCCGCATTGCCAGCCACTGCTCATTGCTCATCAGCCCGCCCTCTCGATAGGGATCCCAAGAACCACGCTCAATAAAATCAACGGGCTCATACTTAATCGTCCGGCGCTGACGTACGTCAGCCTGAATCGCCTGCCGCTCGAAGTACTGCGCCTGCTGCAGAAGCTTGGTAGCTACCGTCATCCCGGTCTCGCCCTTAATGATCGGACCGGCGAGAGACGCCGCAAGGTGCCATGCGAGAGCATCGACAAAGCCCGGCGAATAAAGGTCCGAATTCTCGGTGTACTGAATGAACTTCAGCACGGCGTTCTCGATGTTCGTGAGCACAACGCGATACGCGCCCTGCATCTCGAACACCCACGGCTCCTGCTCAATCACCTCTCCGCGAGTCTCGGCATAGACTGAAAGCATCCGCAGGCAGGCCGCCGGCACCTGATACCCAAACTGCCAGCCGATAGGCTTCTCTGCCAAAAGCTGCCCCCGCACACGCGTAGTCGCAAAATTCCATGCATGGCGTTCAAGAAGAGCGTCACGCACAATGGGGTACGTCTGCTTAGCCACTTCGGCATAGGTCGAGTTTTCGTTCACGTCCACAAGCAGCGCCATTTCACCCAGTCGGCGAACCGCTAGATTGCAGATATCGGTTTCAGTCGCCATGGAAAAACTCCAAAGAAAAAAGGGGCGGGGCCATTCAGACGCCCGCCCCTTCAGGCTCTCGCGGCTAGACGAGGGTTAAGCCGTGGATCTGCCCGTGCCGCCGTTCGCTACCGGCAGTACACCGGTAACCTGAGAGGTCAGATTGACCTTCACCCCGGAAGCGAGCGCCTTGGCTGAGTCGGCGGACGCAGCCGTATTCGCTGAATCCGCACGAGTTGCCGATGCCACCGTGCCCTTCGCACGTGTAGCAAGGTCAATCTTGGAGGCGTCGGGATCTGGCTGATAGAACTCAACCTCATCGCGCCAGTAACCGGCCGGATCGGAGAAGTTGTCGGCGACAGCAAGCGTGCCGGCAAGCGTACTCACCGTACCCGTAACCGCCGTCTTAACACGGACATACCGACGGTGATGGAGCGGGAACGGGAACGCAACATCGCGCACAATCTTCTCAGCAACGATCGGGCCGTACGCCGCAACCGACGTAAAAGCCTTGCCGTCTTCGGAGTCTTCAAGCGTGAACGTCACGGAGCCCGTGCCGGCTGACACGTCAGACGGAACGAAGACAAACCACAGTGCGCGTTCGAGAAGGCCGATATTGGGCGTCTTCTGCCCAAGATCTACAGCCTTCGTCGTAACAGCAGCTTTGAAGTCCTGCTTCTCTGCGAGTACCAATTCATAGTCAATCATGGTTCCCTCCTTATGCGAGCTTCTTGGTGTAAGTCGGAAGGACCGTCAGCGGCACCTTGTGGACAGCGATGCCGTCCCAGTTGAGCACCTTCTTGCCAGCAACGGTATCGAATGTCAGGTTGACATTCGGCTTGGCCGTAATCTGAAGACGCAGGGCTGAGCGGAGCTTCTGATTCATATAGATGCCGCAGCCCGGAAGCACATCGCCCGGCAAACCTTCCGTCGCAAGCGTAAGCGCCGTGATGAGGTCGTAGTCACCGGAAAGCGCCTTGTTGACCGGCACGTTCGCAATACGAACAACCTGCGCAGGATCGGGCACTGCAAGGCCCATGTACCACTTGTACCAAGTACGGTCGACCTTGAAGAGACGATTCTTCGGATCGCGGGCGTCCACATTCTGTTCAAAGTTCTGATGCAAACCTGCCACGCCGCCTTCCGGATAGATCAGGTGCACAGTGTTCGTGCCCCAGTTCACAAGCCAGAGGTCGGCATACACGGTATCTTCGACGGCCGCATCGATCACGTGCTCGCCGTCAATCTTGCTGTAACGAGTCCCGAGCCCGTCAAATTCAAACGGGTCACGCTTCTTCGACGCGTTGAAAATGCGCTCGGCCGTGGAGTGCGCAAGACCGCGGACGAACGCCTTGTCCTGATTGGCACGCCAACGCGCAGAGTCCCCGTTCTGGCGAACGATCTCTACATCGATTTCGTTGTACGTTTCGATCATGCAGGTGTCATCCTGCACAACCTTAGAGGCGGCCTTCTCAGCGGTCACGCCCATGTTGTAGCCGCGGGTCTGGCCAACCGGGTACTGCGTGATGACCTGAGTTTTGTTGACTTGGCCGCTGTTGCACTTGATGATCGGCGCCGAAGCAAAAAGCGGCTCCGTGTCTTCAATCGTGTGCACGACCTCCAGCTGAACGCCTTTCAGGCCTGCGACCTGGGCGTACTCAGCAAGCGTGTAGCGATTGCCAGTAGACATTCACTTATCTCCTTAAGGACGCATGCCCTTGTAAAAATCGTCAGAGCCGCTCCGATCGTCTGACGAACCCGCCGAGGTGATGAATTTCCCCTCGGAACGTTCTTTGTTAAGGCGGTAGAAAAACCGCAAAACCTCCGGATGCGAGTTGAGCCCCGTCTTCATGAGCACTTCTCGAAGACCCTCCGTCGTCGTATCCATGTAGGTGCGGTTAATGCTTTTCAGATTGGCCTTAAAAGCCGGGCCGCCAAACTCCGGATCCCCCTCAGACTGGGCCGCCCATTCCTTGCGCATCTGTGCGTAGTGCTGCGTCATCGCAGGCGCCATTGCTGACACAACCTTCTGGGCGGAGGCCTGCGAGAGGTTCAGCTCTTTGGCCACTTTGCCGAAGGCGTCGAGCATGTCGCCGGACAGCTGCACCGGGCTCTTTTCGTCGGCCTCAAACTTATAGCCGTCTTCCGGTGCGCCAAGGATGCCGCCATTCGGATCTTCGTCCGCCGGATCCTGCCCCAGAAGGCCGGGGCCACCCAGCCCCTGAGAAGCGTCGTCTGAGCCCTTATCAATTCCCAGAGCACGTGAATCCTTGAACTCAGACGACGAATTGGTGCCGCCCGTGGAGGGAGAACCCGTCGGGATGCCCGCTGCGGGTTCGGTCGTCGCAGACACAGGAGCCGCAGCCTGCTGGCCCGCTCCTTCACTCGTGGCGGCGTTAAGTTCATCAGCCATCGCGTTATTCCTTTCCTAAATCACGAACGACGGCGTCGCAGAGGTTGGAGTCTGCGTCACCCATCGTAGCCAGCAATTGAAGGCCCACATTGCGAGAGCCTTCGCGAAACGCCGTAACGAGCGCGTCGCCCGGCGTATAGGAGAGCTGATAGAGCCGCGTCATCTCAAGAATGCAGCGCAGAACACGCATCCCCTCCGCCGTCTCCATCACGCGCACGAAGTCCAAGCGGCGCTCTGCTTCACGCTGCTCACGGAGCTTCTGCGCCTCCTCGCGCTTGAGCTGTTCGTGCTCAAGATCATCAATGCGGTCATTCGTCATATAGCGTTGATTCTACCGTAAAACACCATATGCCGTGTTGTATGCTGATACGAACACTACATATGGTGTTGGTAGGGCGCGAGACGTGACGGCCGGAGCACCCCGCTCACGCCTCGCTTTTAGTAGCCCTGTAAGCTCTGAATCGACCCGACATTCGAAATGCCGGGATTTGTCGCCTGTATGTTCTTGACGACTTCGCTCATCTGCACGGCCTGCGCCATCTGAGCCTGCTGCGCCTGCTGCTCCTGGCGAGCCGCACGCATCTTCTGCACGTCCTCGGGGGCACGCAGGATATCTGGGTCAACGCCCTGAGCAATGGCCCGCTTCTGCATGAGCTTGTCCAGATCGACGTTGTCCACGATCGTCTGATCGAAATTGGCGATTGAGAACGCGGTAGAAAGGTAGCGGTCTTCGGCCGTGATGCCCGCCGAACGAAGCGCCTGCACAAGAATGGATTCGAACGTCACTGTAACGCCCTGCATGCCCGAGGGCATGGGGCTAAGTACTTTGGCCTTCTCAAGCGCGTAAAGCCCCATACGAATGAGCGGACGCAAAAGCTCCCCGTTCAAGCGCTGAAGCACTGGGCCCAGAAGTGCCATGCGCTCCTGCGCAACCTGATCGACCTCATAAGCCGTTCGGTTGGTGCGGGGTGTTGACATAATCGCCGTGAACAGATCTTTATAGAAATACTCGTTGATCTTCTGACGGGAATCCTGAATGTCGGCGAGAAGATGCTGAAGATTGATGTTCACCTGCTTAGCGGGATACGCCTGCTGAGGCGTGCCGCCGTCGGGGTAAAACGAAATGCCGCCGGGCGTGAAATCGAGCTGATGATTCTCCATCGAGGCGGGATAGATCATCGCCGGATTTGTAAGCTCATCGATGCCCTGACGCTTGCGCTTTGTCTCAACCTGCAGGCCTTTCACCTCACGGAGCGCCTTCATGCCGGGCGACGTTCCGTAGACCGAACCGCCGTGAATCTCCCATCGAGGACACAACCCCGGAAATGTTGAAAAGCCTTCCTCAAGAAGCGGCGTGCTCGAACCGGAGCTTCGCCCGTCATTCTCGTAGGTCTCTTCAAAGTAGACAGACACCCACGGGAAGTTGCGGTTGTCCTTCTTCTTCGGATCGTAGCCGTCACGCGGGAAAATGCCGTGAATAACCTGAAAACGCTGATTCCGCTTACGGTCGTCCGTCAGGCATTCCCTCACGCCGGAGGAGACTTTTTCTCGCCCGAACTGCTCGACCATCTGCTCGGCCGTCATGCTGATCCGGCGGAAAACCGTGTTCACGCGATTCTCGTAATCTTCGGCAATCCAATACTCACCCACCGTCATCGGGAAGAGATGGATGATGTCGTCGGACTCAGATGGGAGCGCAATGATGCACGCCGTGCCAAAGACGGCCAGTTCCTCATAGGCCTGAATCAGAGCCGGGTAAACGTTGGAGCGCAGAAACACCGTCTGCAAAAGTTCCGTCGTCTGAGAAAGCCACTGGCGATTCTCAAAGCGCTCATCAGCCTCGGGATCCCCCGTCGTCAGACGGAACCACGGTCGGGCGGGGGAAGTGATGCCGCCCAGCAAGCCGGCCGCTAAAGCGCCCGCGGCGTCGGTCGCCGAAGCGTCATAAACAAACGTCCACGGATCCGCCGCCTTGGCCGACTGTGTGGAAGAAGCCTCAAATCGCCCGGAGTCGGGGAGGATATATCGGGCGAGGTCACGGTATCGCGCCTCGTATGGGGAGCGCTGATCCTGCAGGTCCCGGAACCGCGCACGGACCTTGTCCATATCCACGGCCATGTCTTATCGCCCCAAAAGGCCGCCTGCGCCAAGCGTTGCACCTCCGGTGCCGGCTCCGCCGCCCGTAATGTTCGCCGTGCCGAAGCCGCCCGTGTTCTGATTCAGCAAGGCGCCGACATCGGCCGTATTGCGGTTCTTGCGGTTAAAGTTCTGCTGATCCTGCAGTTCGGCCTGCCGCATCGCTTCGGCCTGACGCTGGTTGGCCGCCTCGGCACTCCTGGCCTGGCGGCGCTGCTGATTCATTTGATACCCGGTGCTCGCAACGTTGAGCACTAGAGCACCTACACCCACCCAAGACATAGTCATTCCTCTTCGAATACGCGAAGAAGTCGTGACGGATCGGCAACTGCCTCCCTCTCGGCTTCCTCTACAGTCTTCGCGTTGGTCGCGAAGAACGCGGTTATGTATGTGTCTTTGAGTGTCCTAAACACCGCTTGGCGGCGTTGTGCTCCGGCTAGAACCTCATATCCCTGAATTCTAACGGCTTTATCGGTATCCGTTAGCAAACAGTCGCCAGAGATGACAACGACTGTCGGAACCATTACTTGGTTCGATACGAAAAGAACGCCCGCCGGAACGAAAGCCGTGCGGGCATAACACCCAGCATGAAGTACGTGACTGATGCGAATGCCCGCGTCGTCGGGCGCAACCGCGGCCATCTCATCCATCAGCGCCTCCATGCGGGCGTGCTGGGCATCAGTCACTGAAGGCACTATATATGGTTGTAACTTACTCATGCAACCACTATATATATGTTTTGCGCATGACGGGCGGATTTCAGCTTTGCAAGCATCCGGTCAAAGTCACTGCCGGTTTGAGCCGAAAAAAGCACAACCGTAGCGCCCGCCGCTCTCGCCGCCTTGCGAAGCGCAAGCATCAGCTGGGCTCCCGTCGAAGGTGGCGCAAGTTCGCTCGTATAAAGCGCGTCCACCATGCAGGTCTTCGCACCGGTGTGCGGAGATACGGCGACAAAAAAGCAGGCCAGGCCTAGCGTACGGTCGCCGTCCGAAGCAACAAGCAGCGTGGCAGCCCCGGCATCCGTGCACTGCTCGTAGTAGCTTCGCAGCACGCCCGGTCCGGCCATCTCGGGATACGCCATCGCCTGATACTCCATCTCAAATCGCCCCCAGTCAGGGCGTGCAAAAAGCCGCTGAGCCGTCATTTTCTCAATCGTTACCATGAGTCCTCCCGTTCAAGTGCAGTAGTGGGGTCCATATCGCTTGTGCGTCGCCAAGATTGCCGACGCCCTGATTCAACATCGTCGGGCACGAGATCCGCCATCTCGTCGGCGAAAGTAAGCGAAAGCGCATCGGCGTGGTCAGGTGAACATCCGATCCGGTCCTTCAGATCCTTCTTGCGCTCAAGCACCATCTGCTGGCGATCGTTGTACGAAAACTCCGGAGAGATAAGCTCCATCTGCAAATCGTCGTTCTTCGGCAGACAGCCGTCGCTAGTGATGAGCCACTCTTTCATGCGCCCCCACATCTCAATGCGCTTGTTCGCGTAGACATTCGACTTCTGAGCTTTGGTGCCGAAGTCCACGGGGTAGTACCGGACACGAGGGTCGTTGTACTCATACCGCAGCCAGTCCCACACAGACGCGCCGACACCCGCTCGGTCGAAGTAGACGCGGACTTCACGGAACTTCAAAGTGTCAAGCAGATAGCCGCAGTGGGCGGCCAGTGCCTGCCCGACCATCGGGCCGTCAAGCTTGCGGACTTCTTTAAACGGAATACTGGCTGCATCGCGGCCGATGCGGGTTGCAATCACCGAGGCGTCGTCGCCGAAGCGGGCGATGTCTAAGCCCACAATGGCGCGCTTAAACGAGTTGCCGCCGACCCCCGGCGCTTCGCGGCTCATCGCAGCTTCAACGGCAGAAGTGGGGATGAACTGCACTGACGCGTTGTCAGGGAACTCTCCTCGAACACGGACTTTGAAGAAGTCTGAATCCTCGCCATAGACCTCGGCCCACTCGGCAATCTGCTTTTTGTTCGTCAGCTGAGCGCTGCGGCTGTCCACTTTGAACGTGTCCCAACGCGCTGCATCACGGTGGAAGCAGTTGTAGAAGCCGCCCGAAGCGCGCGTCGGGTTACCAAACACAAAAATCATCGGTTCGCCGTCGGTTAAGCCGCCTTCTGCCACCTCCCAGATTTTGTCTGGGATGCCGGACGCCTCGTCGAAGATATAGAAAGACGTAGAACTTGCCGCGTGCTGGCCCGCGAAAGATTCTGAGTTTTCCTCTTTCGAGGTCTGCGCCGTGCACGCCCAGCCTTCACGAGATTCCTTGGCGTACATCCGCATCGACCCGCGGCCTTGCGTGATCTCAAACCAATGCCCCGTCAGGCAGTCCTTCTGCATCGACGCAACCTGCGCCCACGTCTTCGCCTCAAGCTGCGGCATGGTGGTCGCCGTAATCGTCCCCTTACAGTTGGGACGAGTCGTCATAATCCACCACGTGAGCGCGCCGACAAAAAATGAATTGTGGGTGACGATGAAGTCGTCCATCAGATACAGCCCGTCCGGGCTGTCCACCGAGACACACCGGATAACTTGGTCGGCGCATGGCTCAATCTTGTCGATCCATCGCGTTAAGTAGCGGTCTTCAATCGCTGGTCGGATACGCGACACCTTGTGTGTGGCATAGCCCAGTCGAGCATCTCGCGGCATTGTGATCGTTAACCGAACGCAGTCCCTGCAAGTTATGCGCTCGCCATCGGTGTTTTTATAGAACGCCTTCTTGACCGCTGGCTGTCGCTGCGCCTTACCGCCCAGTGACCGCACCAACCAAGCGACTTGCTCTGCAAGAACAAAGCTCGTCGTCGAGTACGTCAGCGTGCCTTGCTTACCCACATCCGCATCAGAATCCACAAGCCCGCGAAGGAGCTCGAGCCGCTGCTCAACCGATGCGTACAAAAAGCACTCCGGAATTTCCCGTTCGTAGCTGCCCGCGTTGAAGTATTGGCGATAGTCCCTTAACCCTAAAAGGCGGACAAGATAGCATTCGCCTTTACTTGACTTATGAACGCTAAGCTCTAGGCCTTTTTCCCGCAGATGTGCGATCGCCTCCAGCTCGTCCGTAGTAATCAGCGGCTGCCACGCCACGCCGTCCCCAAGCCACAGCCCGTAGAAATAGGGATCTATCGGCAAATCCGCCTCGGGCCACTCCGCCGGTTGCTGCCTCGGAATCTCCCACTGACGCGCAAACGCTTTCCCGTTTGGCCGCTTGACCCCTAGTTTTAGAATCTCCTGCGTCTCCAAAGTGCGCCATGTGCCAAGGTTGTGCCGCCGTTCCTGTCTGCCGCGAACATTCCATAAGTGCTCCTGACTGACAACGGCAAAAGACCCGTCGTCAAACTCGACGCGGTAGCACGGACGTACGCCGCAGTACGGAAAGCCGGTGATGCGCACAGCTTTTCCATCCGCGCCAAATAGATAGTCACCAACGGCCAAATCGCCCCAGCGCATTCTCCCTTGCGGTGTGTCGACCCAGGCGTCAAGAGGCGCTCCCTTGCCCGGCCCGTGCCCTGACGCTACCGCTACGCGAATCGGATCCACAGCATTGACCATATCAAAGTCGTGTTCAGCAACACGTAAAGCAATCCTGTCGCACACTTCACAAGCCCAGGCATCCAACCCGTACTCACAGTTCGGATACCTTGACCGCCACGGCTCTTGAAGCCGCACAAGCGAATACTTTGGATCCGTGCCAAAAGGAAAGAGCTCCAAGATGGCCCGAAGCGGATCCTTGCGCCACATGCCCGATGCACGCTCAATCAGCCAATCCTCTGTCTTACCCGCGTTTTTCATCTCACTCCTCTACCTTCAGCATTCGGTCAACCGCACAAAGGTGCCTGTGCTTCTGCACCCTGATGCCTAGACTCTTCGACAACTGCAGTGAAAACCGCCGCTGCGTGTAGTACGCATTGGGACAGTTATTCCGGCGCACATATGAAAGCCAGCTGTCATACAGCACCTTGGCATCACGCAGCGGCGCATTTTCTTCAGTCGCCTCGTCGCAGGCAACCGTGCATTCTTCGTACCAAGCACGAAGAAAATCCATGTCCGAGCGATAGCGGTTCACCGCTCGCTGCACCCTCGGCGTTGCCGTGAGCCCCTCCTTTAAGTACAGACGAACCCCCTCAAGCGCCCAGTTGAGAATGCCCGGAAGCTCGGTACGAAGCTTGCTGTACAGCCCCGTATCCGCCCGCTTTGCGAGCCCCTTCGCTACGCGCTCTGGGTCTTTTGAGTAGCGCTCGCGAAACTCAACAATGCGCAAACGACGAAACATGCCCTCGCTCAAGTCGACGGTTTGCGGCATGTAGTTGGTGACGATAAAAATGTTCCATGTCGTGTCGAATGTCACATAGTCCGAATACAGCCCGCGCACTGTCAGCGTAGCGTCGCCAGTAAGCGCCTTAAGCTCTCCGGCTTTAAGTACGTCACCCTCCTCCGTCTCCGAACAAACCACAAAACGAGAACCCTTTAGCCGCGCTAGTTCCGGCCTCGCACCACCCGCAGCAGCACCGCTCGTCCGCGAGAAACCCAGAAGCGCCGCTTTATCGATCTGGCGGTAATACGGCCCAAAAAGTTTCTGCAGAATGTCCGTAAAAAGTGACTTGCCGTTAGAGCCTTCGCCCACAAGAAAATGAACAACCTGTTGGTCCGGCTGCCCCAAAAGCGCGTAACCGACAAGCTTCTGCAGGTACCGCATATCCGCTTCATCCCCCGACATCCACTCGCGCACGGACGCCTTCCACAAGGGACAGTCCGCGTCTTTGATATAGGCAACTGGGGCGCTTTTGCTCAGAAGCTCCTCAGGCCGCGGCGGGCAGAACTCGCCGGTCTTGAGGTCAACCGACCCATTTGCTACCGGCAGACGAAAAGGGATGCAATCAAAGTCCGTGCTGAGCTTGCGGATAAGCAAGTTCTTTTCCAAGTAATCCTTGACCGTATTCGGCACCCAGCCTGGCCGATTTGTAAGATTTGCCAAAAGCTTCACCCATGGGTCTTTCGCATACGCTTTGGCCTCCTTCTCATCCTGCGGCGGCGGAGGAAGGTGCGACTCAACATGGCGGATCCACTCAGCTCGCGCAAACGCCACTATATTCGTGCGCGGTGCCTCGCCGGTAAACTCATCCCCCAGAAGCGGCCCTTCGTCATCCGGTACATACCGCACGCCATTGAAGCTGACGAACCGCTTCGTGTCCGCTTGATACGCAATCCTGTCGCCGAAGTTCACAATGAAATGCGCCGTCAGCCCGTCTGCCGACGGACGTTCAGCGCGTGCCGCAAGACCGCCGCTCCTTCGTGCACGAGACTGTACCGCGCGTATCGTGATACATCCGGCGTCGTTGCGCTTGAGCGAATTCCAAGTGCGCGTCACATCCTCCGGCCCTTTATACGTGCCGGGGGCAACCTCCTCCGCCCACTGGGACAGCTCTATTGCGAGCGCCAGCCCCTCATCCTCACGGTTTTGAAACTCGTGTTTGACAGCCATCAGCGCCTCAAGCCACTCGTCACGACTGACCATTGTGTAGCCCGCCTCGCGGAACAGCTCCCGAACCTCATCCGCCGACATACCCAACGGGGGTAAAGCCGGCGTCAATGCCAGTACTTGCGGATCCGTCTCCCGCGGCTTTGCGCTGCGTTCAGACTCAAGTATGCGCAGACCGAACGCTTTGCACTTTTCGTCCGTCATCGCGCGCAGCCGGTCAAGCTCCTCAACCGTAATAAGCGGCCACGAGGCTGCGTCGGTATCAAGCGGAGACGTACGCGGATCGAAAAGATCCTGCGGCACCCACGAGTAAGGCTGCCCCGTACCCGGATGCTCGGCGAATGCGACAAACTGCTGACCGTCGGCCAGAATCTCAAAACGAAACTTCGCGCAGTCTTTGCTCGGCGTGCCTGCGGGGCTGTTCGTCCACATGCATGACGTCATTTTCTTCAGCGGTTCGGCAGTCCTCGCAACAAGCAAAAACTTCGGCGCCTTGCCAATACGTTTAGGCAGGGGCGTAATCTGCGGCGCGATGCGGCAGGCCTCAGCATAAATTTCATCGGCGAGCTTCTCGTCGGGGATATCGAAATCGAGCCCGACGATGTTTTCGCTTTTCGGTCCCGTCACGATGCCCACGCCCCACGCACCGTTGTACGCAGGCAGATTAATGTCGTCCGCTGTAAGTTCATGAACCTGCCAGCCTTTGCGCTGACTGCTCTTTCCGCCGGGGACAATCTCCACAAGACGGTAGCCGCGCCGCTGCAGCTGACGCCAGTAGCGCCTTGCATAATTAATCGCGGCCATGTGCCCCCTCCGAGACCTTGTTAAGCGCATGTTCCTCTCGGAAGGCGCTGTCGGCGGCTTCCGCGGCCCTGTACGTCTCGAATGCCTGAAAGATCTTTTCCGTCGTGGCTGAGGTCAGTTTCCCCGTGCCTTCTCGGCGGCGGCGCTGAAAGTTGTAATAGGTGTGCCGGTCAATGCCGACCAACCGGCATGTTTCTTTAACGGAGCCCGTCCGCTTTACGAGGTAGTCCAACGCGGTGTCTGCGAACACTTGCATGTTTTGTGTGCCTATATAAGGTAAAATGTGTGTATGTAAAAGCGGCGTGTGTTATCACACTCGCGAACTATAGCACACATGGGTGCATATATGAAACACACAAAACTCGGCAAGGAACTGCAGCGTTTGATGAAACTCCACGATTTCACCTACCGCAGGCTCCATGACGCAACCGGTGTCAACGAATCACAGATCCGGTACATCATCCGTCTCGGCGGCACGCCCACGAATGCGACCGCTGAAAAACTCGATAAGGTCCTTCCCGGTTTCTTTGACTATTTGCAGAACGTGTGGCGCCCGATGCAGGAAGCCGCGGCAGAAAAAGACTGCGAAGACGATGCCTATGCCCGCACGCATGCGGGCGCTCCGCCTGCCAAGCGAGAACGGCTGATCCCTCTCATTGATTCGTGGGCCATCCACGATCTGCCCGCAGAAGGCTACGACACGGAGCCGTTCAACGACCAGATGGCCGATTACTGCGTGAGCGAATGGGCTCTGCCGCCCGCCGGCATGCCGCTTGATGATGATGATTTCCTCTACTGCACGCACGTGGAAGACGGCGAAATGCGGCTTCTGCCAGTAGGAACACTTGTCTACGCCAAGCGCAACCAAGTGCCGGTGCCCGGCGATTACGTTGTCGCCCGCAATGCCGAAAGCATGGCAATCGTTATCCGGCAGTTCAAGCGCAAGAAGGACAAAGATACGTCGGTTATCGCCGCGGACAACGGAGAGTCCGTCGAAACCGGCGATCTCTACGGTGTCGTCGTTGCGTGGACCGTCGTCTTGCAGAGATAAACGAAAGCCCCGCCGGTGGTAAAACCGGCAGGGCCTTCGAGTGTCTCACTGAGGAAAAACAGTTCGACGCAACCAATTCTATACGATTGGCCACCTGACGGGAATTGAACCCGCTTCTCCTCCTGCCGCCCTTGTACCTCGGGGGCTGCCATGAATTTCACACAGCCATGGCGGGTGTCTTAACCAATAGACGATCGGTGGTACCTGCGCGATTTAGCGTCCTGCGCAGCTGACGTCAGCTCTTGACTTCGATGTCCTCGATCGGCTCCGCAGACCGCGTGCGCTGACGCGCCGCAATAATGCGGGAGGCCAGACTCTCGTCCGTCTTCACCTCGAGCTTGTCGCCGTACTTCTCCGGCGCCCACTTCTTCGCAATGTCGAGCCTTGTCGCCACTGCGAGCTTGCGGGCGTAGATGGCGTCGGCACGCCGAACGTCCTTGCGCTTGAGCTGACCTTTCCCGTCGAAGCTGAGGAACACCTCCTCCACAATCTTCGGGGTCTCGGAAATCTCGAGCGCCTCTTCGATCAGCGCGTCTGCCCCCAGCTTCTTCGCCGCCTCATAGTCCTCGGACCACTCCGGGTCACGACGAATCCATTCGTTCAGCGTCGAACGCGAAAGGCCTACGGCTTCGCCAAAAAGCTGCATCGTCCCGCCTGCCGCCACGAAGGCCTGCAGCGCCGCCCGAAGTTCGGGGGACTTGGCAGGCGCTCCGTCCGGTCTGCGCGGAAGCGCGTCCAAGACGGACGGCGGAACACACAGCTTTCTCGAAATCGCTTCAAGCGCGGCCAGGTTTCTGCGGATTCCGCGTTCACCCGGCTCCCGCTTGCGCGGTTTCCAACTGCGACGATCCCACTCCGAATTCGGCGTCGGATCCTTCGCCCATTTTGTTTTCGACTTTGTCGGCGGATACACATCCGGCCGAATTTTGACGATCCTCGCCGCTACCCCGTCGGGCAGCTTCTCAGGATCGTACTCCGCGCCAACTACACCGGCCAGACCTTGGGCGCCGGACGGGGCTCCGGCAAAAAGGCTTTCCTCATCAGGCTCAGCGTCTGTAGCGGCATATGCGGGCTTCGTGGCTGGCTTGCGAGTGCTTGACATGGTCGATGGTCGTGAGGACGGTTACGTGTTTGCTGCGAATATAGCACACGAAGAGCACACAACGTCGGCGGTTGGGCGTGATGCATTCGAGAGGAATTAAAAATTTTCTAAAATTTTTTTGAAAAATCAAATAGAGCGTGGAACATGTAATAGTTTGTAACTTCGTTCCCGTCGTTTAAAAAATTCCAAAATTTTTGCACCCCCTTCCCGG